TTCGCCTTCAATCTCGGCATCGCTGCGCTCGAAGGGTCGACGTTGCTGCGGAAGCTCAATGCGGGCGACACGTTCGGCGCGGCCCGCGAGTTTCGGCGCTGGCACTACGCCGGCAAGCCGCCGAAGCCCGTCCGCGGGTTGCTGCGCCGGCGCATCTTCGAGGAGCTTCGGTTCCTCGGCGGGCACGAGGAGAGCGTCATGGACTGCATCGAGAGGATGCGATGGCTGTAGTGGAGTCGGGGCCTGTGGAGGTGAAGGTCGTGAGCAAGACCGCCAGCGTCGTCACCCTCGTCGTCGTCGGGGGCGGGCTCGTCGCGCTCGCCGCCGTCGATGCCCTGCGCGCGTGGTGGAAGGGCAAGCGGGTGCGCCGATGAACGGGCTCGACTACGGCCTGCTCACGCGGCTCGCCGCGCGCTACGCGACCGACAAGGGCGGCGAGGGCGGGCACGAGTTCACCCACTTCTACGAGACGCGGCTGCGGACGCGGCGCTTCAGCACGCTGCGGGTCCTCGAGGTCGGCATCCTCGATGGCGGCTCGCTCGCGATGTGGGCCGACTACTTCCCGCGCGCGCAGGTGTGCGGGATCGACCTCGTCGACTACAGCCAGCCGCCGCAGCCGCCGTGCTGGTCCCACGTCAAGGACCGCATCCGCACGAACGTCGCCGATCAGGGCAGCCGCGACGCGCTGCTGATGGCGCTCGCCGACTTCGGACCCGGCGCGTTCGACCTCGTCGTCGACGACGGCGGGCACCGGATGAACGAGCAGCAGGTGACGCTCGGCGTCCTCTGGCAGGTGCTCGCCCCCGGCGGGATCTACATCCTCGAAGACCTGCACACGTCGCGCTCGGCGCAGCCGAAGAAGTGGGGCGTGCTCAGTGACGTGGACAACACCACGCTCTCGCTCGTCGAGCACCTCGCCGGCGCGGGCTACATCCCACCCGCGCACTACCTCAGAGCCGAGGAGCTTGAGCGCCTGCAACGGCAGGTCGAGAGCGTGACGATCTTCGAGCGCGGCCCGCTGTCCATGACGTGCATGATCGAGAAGGAGGTCGAATGAGACTGACCGCTGTCGTTGCCGCCGTTCTGCTCACCGCTGCGTGCGCGTCGTCGAAGCCGAAGCCGAAGCCGCCGACGCCGCCCCCGCCAGCGCCGACGACCCCGACCCCCGTGTGCGGACCCGGGCAGAACTACGGGTGCTATCACGACCCCGGCGGCGGCTGGGTCTACGCCTGCCCCGTCTACAACTCGCGAGGCGACGTGATCGGCGTCGAGAACAAGCCGAACGCCGTCGACTGCCCGCCGAAGCCCGGACCTCGCATCTGCCCGATGTGGCCGCTGCCCGCCGGCGCGATGAAGTACCTCGGGATGAAGCCCTACGGGCAGGGCTTCGACACGTCGCTGCGCGTGCGCGGCTCGAAGGAGTGGTGCGCCGAAGCGGGCCACGCGAACGCCTCGCAAGATTGCCACCTCGAAGGCTGGGAGCCGCGCCTTGAATGCGAGTTGAAGGTCATGGGCGGCTGCCCGATCTGGCAGTACTCGCAGGACGGCGGGCAGACGTGGAAGCCCTGCCTGCAGGAGGCGGCCGAGAGCGCGATGTCGTGCGATCACTTCGGGGACGTGCGCTTCCGCGACGACCCGCAGACGCCGGCCTTCGAGGGGCTCGCGGAGTGCGGCGCGCAGCGCGACGAGCGTGGCCACCCGATGGCCGGGATCTTCGCGATCGTTCACGGACGCGGTAAGGTCCGCGCGTGCTTACCGGACGGGACCGGCTGTTCCGGCCCAGCCGACGTTGACTACTGAGGAGGAAGCTGATGATCAGACGCCTGCTGCTCGTCTTCGCCGTCTTCGCCTTCGCCGTGCCCCTGCTCGCGCAGACGACCCCACCCGAGGCCGCGGGCTTCGACTGGATGGCCGTCGCCGCCAGCGCCATCACCGCCGCGATCCCGGTTCTCACGATGCTGCTCGTCGGCGTCGTGCGGAAGTTCCTTCCGAAGCTCCCGTCGTGGTCGATCCCGCTCATCTCGCTGCTCATCGGCATCGCGCTGAACGTGATCCAGCAGGCGTCGATGTCGCCGAAGAACGCGCTCGTCGGCGCGGTACTCGGGCTCGCAGCGACGGGGCTCTACGAGGTGCAGAAGCACCTCACGCCGCAGAAGCCCGACTGACTCATGGCCGACGACAAGCCGCTCAACCTCTCGACATACGAGAGCGGCCCCTTCCGTCGCTTCTCGAACCCGTACACGCAGGCCGCGCTCGACTCAGCCCTCATCGAGATGAGCCCGGACGATTCCGTCGTCGTGGTGGCGCACCACGTCTACAACGACGACGGCACGCAGGTGGAGAACGTCACCAAGCTGAGCGCCGTGGCCCGCCTCCCCAACGGTGGCCTGTCCGTCATGGTCGGGGCGTACAAGGACTGGTCGAAGGGCGACAAGGGGGTCGAGGGCAAGATCGTCTGGCGGCCCCGCGACCTCAAGTTCTGGTAGCACCGGGCGGTGGCGTGCCCTTGACGCCACCGCCCGTCTTCGTCATCCTCCCTCGCTGACGACCGCCGGCAGCGCGAGGCGAGAGCGGCGGGCCACCGCCAAGGATGCTCCCGCACGTCGAGCGCCGAGCGAGCGCGGGAGGACCCGTGGCCAACTCTTGGCTCACCCGAGCCATCGACCGCTTCCGCAAGCCTGCCGCACAGCCCAAGCCCGCCCCCGCCAACGAACTCGACGTGGTGACACGGTTCGTGGCTGGGCGGCCCGTCCCAGTAAACGACTGGGACCCGCGCACCCTCATGGACGAGGGCTACCGCCACAACGTCATCGTCTACTGCTGCGTCAACGAGATCGCCTCGTCGGCCGCAGCGCCGCGCGTGTACCTGCGCGACCGTAAGACTCAGGGGGAGGTAGAAGGGCACCCGCTGCTCGACCTGCTCGCGCGCCCCGCGCCCGGGCTGTCGTGGTACGAGTTGATCGAGACGCTGCTGATCCACCAGCAGGTGGCCGGCGAGGGCTACCTCCACAAAGGCCGCAACGCAAGCGGCGAGATCATCCAGCTCAAGCCAGCCCGCCCCGACCGCATCCAGCCCGTGCCCGACCGGCAGGGCAACGTCCTCTACTACGAGTACAAAGTCGACTCGGAGGCCTACGCGCCGCAGCGGATCGAAACGAAAGACCTCGCGCTGCTTCGCCTCCCCGACCCGCTCAACGACTTCCACGGCCTGTCGCCCCTCTCCGTCGCGGCGGTGTTCGGCGACATCGACACCGCCGCCGCCCTCTATCTCCGCGACTTCTTCGCCAACGGCGCGATGCCGATGGGGCTGCTCAAGTTCAAGACCCCGGCGGTGCGGCGCGAGGATCGGCTGCGCGTGCAGCAGGAGTGGGCAGAGCAGTACGGCACGGGCGAGATCGCCCCGCAGCGCAAGACGCGCTGGCACAACGTCGGCGTCCTCGGTGGGGACGTGGAGTATCAGGCGATTGCCACTGAGCCTGCCCAGCTTCGCCTCGACGCAGTGTGGGGGATGAGCGAAAGCCGGCTGTGCGCGACGTTCGGCGTGCCGCCCTCAATCATCCAAGCCCGCATCGGCCTCCAGTTCAACACCTACTCCAACGCCGAGTCGGCGCGGCGATCCTTCTGGACCGAGACGCTAGGGCCGATCTACCGGCGGATCAGCGACGGCCTCACGCGCCACATTGTCTCGGAGTACGACGAGAACCTCGAGCTAGTCTTCGATCTCGAGTCCATCCCCGAGCTTCAGGAAGACCTCAACGCGCGCGTCGAGCGGGCGTCGAAGCTGTTCCTGAACGGCCTTGCCTCTTTCAACGAGGCCCGAACCCTCTCCGACCTCGACGAGGTGAAGACCGACTACTTCTGGAAGCCATCCACGGGTGCGCTGGTGCGACGAGAGGATGTGGAGTCGGGGAAGATCATCGAGGACGCGGAGAAGGCGAAGGAGGCGGCGCAGCAGGCGATGGCGGGTGGTGGGAAGCCCGGCCTCCCGCCCAACAAGTCCAAATCCGACGAAGGCCCGCCGCGTGAGGACGAGGATGAGGAGGAGAGGCAGGCGCTCCCTTTCGACCTGCTCGGACTCGGCACTATGCCCCACGAGTCCGAGCGGGAGATCCAGAGGGCGACGGACTGGCTTCAGCGTGGTTTCTCCGCGGCGGTGCATGAGGGCATCGAGTCCTCGAATCTCGAGGCCCTGTCCCTCGCGCTGAAGCGCGGGGACTGGCGGGCGGCCGAGCGGGCCGTGGCGATCGACCGCTTCATCTCCCACTACGGCCGTGCCCTCGACTCGCACCTGCGCGCCGAATCCTCGGTCGCGGCCGAACTCCACCTCAAGCACCACTCTGCGCCTGACCGCGAGGGGGCCGCCTACAAGCCCCTCCACGCCCCCGCCGGGACGCCCAAGGGCGGGCAGTTCATCTCACCCGGCGGCGGTGGGTCCGTCAACCTTCCCCCCACGCCCCAAACCCACCGCATTGAGGACTACGACACCGAACGCAGGTACAAGGTCAATGGGGAGTGGACGCCTGAGCGGCAGGCGCTGCACCAGAAGATCCTCGACGACATCTTCGCTGACAAGAAGCCGAGCGAGTCCCCGGTCGTCCGCATGATGGGCGGGGGGCCGGCCGCTGGGAAGGGGACTATTCGAGGCGAGATGCTCACCCCGAACATGGTGCTCATCGACGCGGACGAGATCAGGAAGCAACTCCCCGAGTACGGCGAGATGCTGGCTGGGGACAAGTCGGTGCAGAAACTCGCCGCTGTCGCTACCTACGAGGAGTCCTCCCACATCGTCTCGCTCGCGCTGAAGCGTGGGTCCGAGGGCAAGCACGACATGCTCTATGACGGCACCGGCGACGGGAAGTACGAGAAGCTCGTTTCAAAGCTCGACGGCTTCAAGGCGGGCGGCGCGAAGATCGAGGCCGTCTACACCACCCGCGACATCTCGTCCGCACTGGAGGGCGCGAGGAAACGGGCAGAGCGGACGGGGCGATGGGTGCCCGACTCCGTGATAGTCGAGACTCACAAGTCGGTGTCGCGTGTGTTCCCGAGGGTGACGAAGAGCGGGAAGCTCGACTCGTGGCGTCTCTTCGACAACAACGTCCCGCTCGGGGAGCAGCCGAGGTTGATAGCCGAGGGGCTTGGCAAGAGGCGTGTCCTGTACGACCGCGCCGCCTACGCGGCTTTTCTGAGGAAGGCGAGGGGATGAGCGTAACAGTCGAAGGCGAGGAGATTCCCGACGACGAGTTCGAGGAGTGGGAGGAGGGGCAGCTCGGCGACATCGAGACCATCGACACCGACGACATCGCCCGCATCACCCGCGAGGTCGCCTTCGGCCTTCCGCCGGCCGTAAAGGACACGCCCTACGCGGCTGAGTTCAGGAGGCGGCTGGCCAAGGAGATGGCCGAGATCGAGAAGGGGGGCGGTGTCGTCGAGGTCCCGTCCTCCTGAGGGGTTCCCGTGGAAGCTTTCGCGATCAAGCCGAGGTGGCAGGACGTCATCAACTCCCGCGTCAAGCTGGAGACACGGAGGATCGAGAAGCAGGTGCGCGATGTCGTGCGCTCCGAGATCCTCAAGGTAATCAACGGCAGGCAGGAGGCCATCTCCCCCACCTCCATCCTCAATAGCATCGGCCTCACCGGCCAACAGGCTGAAACGGTTGAGAGGGCTCGTCAGCGCCTGCTCGCCGAGGGCAAGCTCAAGGGCAAGGCGCTGGAGAAGGATCTCGACAAGCTCCGTGGCAAGCTCCTTCGCGAGCGCGCGAACCTGATCGCTGAGCACGAGACGCGCATGGCGCACGCGCTCGGCCAACAGGCAGCGTGGGGGAAGCTCTTCGCCGACAAGAAGCTGCCGGGAGGGAAGCGGCACTGGCACAAGCTGTGGGTGGCTGCCGACGACGAGCGGACCTGCGGTACCTGCATGGACCTCGACGGCCGCGAGGTCCCGGTCGACGAGTACTTCGACGACCGCTTCTTCTCCCCCCCCGAGCCACACCCCCGCTGCCGCTGCTCCGTCGTCCTCGTCGAGACGAAGCCGGGGTGGCGGCGGGAGCCCGACCGCGGTTCGGGGCCAGAGGAGGCGATGGCCGGCGCGAACCTTCTCGGTGGCGCGTGGATCACGAAGGGGGGGAGGCACATCTTCATCGGAGCGCCAGGCGGGGACGCCACCTCGTGGAAGAAGCCTCCAGAGGTCGAGATCGTTGGGAAGTGGAATCTGGAGAAGACCGGCTCGCTTGGCGGGCACTCGAAGGCAGGAATCTACTCCGACGAGAACAACGTCCTGTGGTACGTCAAGACGCCCGACCACGCCGATGCGCTCGACAACGAGATCATCGCCGGGGCGCTGTATCGCGCCGCCGGCATCCCTCACGCCAACACCAAGGTCGTTCTCGTCAACGGCGAGCGACGCCTCGCCTCCCAACTCCTCGACCACAGCGGCAGCGCGAACATCGACAACGTCGCCGTCAAGGCGGGGTTCGCGACGGACGCTTGGCTCGCGAACTGGGATGTCGCTGGCCCGAAAGGCGACAACATTCTCCAAGCCACGCACACCGACGGCACGAAGATGGCGACCCGCATCGAGTCCGGCGGTGCTCTCCTGTACCGGGGAATGGGGGAGCCGAAGGGGAAGGCGTTCGGCAACACGGTGGGCGAGATCGACTCACTCCGAGATACCAACAAGAACTACGCGGCGGCCTACCTTTTCAGCAACACGACGGACGCGGACGTGGCGAACGGGATCCGCGAGCACGTTCTCAAGGTCTCCCCGGAAGAGATCGACCACATCGTCAACGAGTTCGGCGGCAAGCTTGGCGAGTTAAAGAATGAGTTGGCGGAGACGCTGAAGGCGCGGCGGCTCTACCTCGAATCGCGCCTGCCCGAGCTGGACAAGTCTGCTGGGCTGCCACCGATCCCGGGGAAGTACTACAACCTCACCACCGGTCTGCCGGTCAGCGCGAAGCACCCCAAGATGCTGGAGCCGAAGCCCGCTACCCTCACCCCAGCCGCCGCGATGGCGTGTGCCGACGCGACCTCGACCAGCGTCATCGGCGTAAACAAAGCCTCCGGGCTGAAGTGGGGGCTCGACAACTGGGACGATGCCTTCCACCCGAGGCCTGACGCCAACGGCACCCCCACAAATCCGAACAGCGACCTCTACCACGTCGCGAAGAGGCACGTAAGTGATTACATCGACAGCTGGAAGGGCGACGCGCAGTCTGAAGGCGCGAAGGAGCTGCGGGCAGCGGCGAAGAAGGGGCTCGGCGCTGAGGGGATGCTCAGCAAAAGCGGTATCACCGATGACGATCCGTCGAGGATTTCCGTCTACGGCGTAAAAATCTGCTACCGCGAGACGCAGCTCGACCTCGCCGCGGCCGGTATCACCGACAACGACCGGATCGTCCTCTTCCGTGGGGTTCATAAGAAGTACACAGCGAACATGGCCGTCGAGGGCTACACCACACAGAAGCATGTCGCCAAGAACTGGAACACCCACGGCATTTATCAGCGCGACGTGAGGCCGTCGTCAATCCTCTTCTCGACCGACCTGAGCGCGACCATCCACGACAGCGGCTATGCCGACGAGCACGAGTTCTTCGTTCTGCACGGGAAGAACTTCGAGGCCGGCGTCTTCGGCAGCAACCTGCACATCCCCCACGGAGTAGTTCCTGTCAGCAAGCCGACCGGGTGGGGCGCGAAGCCGCTCAACCTCACTGACTACCTGAACAAGAACCCATCGCTCGCGCCGAAGGCGGGTGTCGTGAAGGTGCCGCTGTCGAGCGTCGTCCCACCAGTGACCGTCTCGAAGGTCAACGTGCCGTCGGGGAAGCAGATCTACCACCTCCCCGCCGACGCCGACTCCTACCTCAAGAACTACCACGGGAAGAAGTACACCAAGGACCAGATGGCCGGTGTCCTGAAGGGGATCAACGACGGTGGCAACGTGGAGGCTGTCGCTAAGGCCCACGGGATGAACGAGAGCACCGCTTGGATGGTCGCCTACAACCTCAAGATCGGCCCCTACGCCAAGACCCCCCCCGCCAAGATCACCCCCAAGCTGTCGCCGCATCCTTGGATCACGTCCAACTACACCAGCAAGCCGCCGACCTCCATCTCGAACATCAAGGATTACGCGCTGGTCGAGGGGTTCGTCTTCAAGAAAGACACCTACGTCAAGGTCAGCTCCACATACCTCAGTGAGACGATGAAGTACACCCACCCTGATGGCTTCACCCCGCCAAAGTCAGGCGCTTACGTCCTCGTCCCCAAGGGGATGGTCGCCCCGCCCGGCGCGAAGGCACCGTCGCTGACGCAGAAGGCAATCGCGCATCAGACGCCGTACCACATGGACTACGACGAACTTATGGGCATCCCGAAGCCGGCTTTCACGCCGAAGCCCCCCAACCTGCCGAGCGCGGCGAGTGTGCGCATCTTCAGCAAGCCGCCCGAAGGCAGCGGCCATGTGTTGGACGGGACCGTCTGGTCGAAGGACGCCATTGTCTTTCAGGGTGGGAACTACGTGCTCGTCAAGGCCGGTACGCCAGCCCCTCGCGGCTCGACGTCCTCGGCTTTGTCGCAGGACTACCTGCTCGCGAACAAGAAGCCGGTGAAGACGATCGGTGGGGTCGCGGCCACGCCGCCCGCCGGAACGGGCGGGCTCCAGTATCCAAGCTGGCTCGATAAGTCAAAGAAGTACAGCCCGTCGGTTCTCAAGTCGGCGTACTCGCAGATCGCAGCCTTCAAGGCGAGCAAGCCGAAAGGGGTAACGAAGACCGCCTTCATCGCCAACCTCGCGGCCGCGACGGGGATCAGCGAAAGCTACCTGTGGAGCATGTAGATGCGGATCGAGTACAACGTCGACAGTTTCAGCCACGAGCAGCCGCGCCTCCTCGTCGGCTATGTGCCGGAAAGCGACGAAGACGTGAAGCTGCTGGAGAAGATGTGGGCTGACGGGGAAATCTCCGTTGGTAGAAGGGGGAGTGGTCCGATGAGGCGCTACTTCAAGATCGACACCGCTCGCGTGCGGTGGGTGATGCCCGACCGCGGCGACAAGTGGACTGACGAGGCGGCAGCGACGCTCGCGCGCGTGCTCGACTCCGTGCGCCCGGGCGCACGCGAGTTCACCCCCGCGATCTTTCTCCTCAAGGACTACTTCGGCCAGCGCATCGGCATGGAGGGGCTGCAGGAGATCGCGGATCAGGCGAGGATGCTGGCGGGCGACGACGAGCTGTTCGGCCTCCTCCCCGAGAACGCGAGGGCGCTCCTCGTCAGGCTCTCGGTGATCGACCTCACGGAGGGGGCGTCGGAGGGCGACCTCGATGCCCCCGGCATCATCGACGAAACCGCCGAGCCGGAGGAGTAGGAGCCGCCGATGCAGACGTGGCGCATCAGCGCGGCGTGGTCGTCAAAGCGCCTCAACTGCACCCTCGACGGGATCCTGAGGAACTGCGGGGCGGGCTGCTGCAGCCTTAAGCAGTACTGGCCTCCGCGCGTCTTCGAGAACTCCCGCTGCGGATACCTCGGCGACAAGGGCTGCACGCTCACCCCCGCCGACCGCCCCATCGACTGCCTTCTCTACCCGCTCGCCTTCAACAACACCGGCGACACCATCGTCCTTCACAACCGAGCCTGCCTGCCGAACTGGGTCTGCAAGGGGAACTACCGCAATGGCCCACCCCTCATCGTCGCGCTGCGAGAATGCCTCGTCGCGCTGTTCGGGGAGTCGCAGTACAACGCCGCATACCGCAGCGTCATGCAGGGGAAGGACGCGATCCTCGTCCCGTCCAACGAGACCGTTTTGCACAGGAAGGTGGAGGAGCTAATGGCGCAGTTGAACCTGCCCCCCATCCCGCGCTCGCAGATCACCCCGGAGACGCTCGCGGGTCTGGAGGAGCGGCGGCGGCTGGTTGGTGGCGACTCGAGGCGGTGGTGGTCGGTCGCGGTGGCGAAGTGAGGCTCGCCTTCGCCTGCCCCTACCTCAACGCGACGCCGAAGGTGACGATCGCGCAGACGGCGGCCGTCATGCACGCCGGGTGGACGCACCCGTGGGTCGCGAACATCTGCACCGAGCGCACGCCCCACATCCAAGCGTGCGAGCGCATCCTCAAGCGCGCGCTCCAGAACGCGAACCTCGACGCCCTCTTCTGGACCGAGGACGACTGCGTGCTCCCGCAGGACGCCGTCACCCGGCTCGTCGCGCTGCTCGAGGCGCACCCCGAGGTCGACATCGCCACCGGGATCACCTTCATGCGCTACTCGCCGTACCACCCGATGATCGCGGAGTACGCGGGGGTCCTCACGCAAGAGGAACTCGACAGGCACGACCGCTCGATGATCGTCAACGCGCGGCGCGGCGAGCCGGTCGTCGGCAAGGAGCACTACCGCTTCATCACCCGCATCGACACCTCGGCGAAGCCGTACCGGATCGACGCCACGTCGATGAACTGCCTACTCTTCCGCCGCCGCGCGCTGGAGGTCATGGGCTCGATCGAGCACCCCTTCGACACGGGGCACTTCACGACGCCCGACTTCGCCCTGTTCCACCGGCTGCGCGGCCGGTGCACGACGTTCGTCGATCCCGCGCTGCTGACGCTGCACCTCGGCCCCGCGCGCGAGATCGGCTTCGAGACGTGGGTCGAGGAGATGGAGGCGTGGCAGAAGCGTGGCGACGCCGTGCGGCTGCCGGACGAGGAGCCCGTAGGCGAACCGTAGAAACAGCGCTGCGCCCGCTGCTAGAGTCTGGCGCGTCCTTGGGAGAGGGAGGGGGGAAGGCATGAAGGTCTACTTCGGAACACCGACGCACGGGGCACCCCGCATCGAGTTCGTGGCGGGCTTCATCCTCATGCGCGACTACGAGATGACGAAGCCACCGGGCGAGGGGCACCTCGTCGCGTCGAACTTCGAGCAGGGGCCGTACATCGCGAGCAACCGGAACAAGCTCGTCATGAAGATGTACGAGCGCGAGTGCGACGCGCTGATGATGGTCGACCACGACGTCCACTGCCCCCCGGAGACCATGTCGAAGATGGTCGAGGCGATGCAGGAGACGGGGCTCGGGATCATCGCTGGCGACCTGATCCTCGGCAACGACGCGCGCACGACCGGCTTCTTCGATCAGACGGCGGACGATCAGGACGGGCCGGCTGGCTCGTACGCGCTCGCCGAGCGCCCGCTCGTCGATGGCGTGCCTGCGCAGATCGGCCTCGTCAACGCGGTCGCCACGTCCTGCATCCTCATCCACCGCCGCGTCTTCGATGCGATCTCGGCGGTGCGGGACGAACCGCCGTGGTTCGGCCCCGGCACGTGGTTCATGCACTGGCCGGTGAAGCACGCGACGAAGCCGTACTGGGTCGACACCGGAGAGGACTTCTCGTTCTGTAAGCGGGCGCGAGCCGCGGGGTTCCCCGTCATGGGGCTCTACTACGGCCTCGGCCTCGGACACCACAAGGTCGGTCGCATGATCGTGGAGAAGATGACGGGCACCCCGCCGACGCAGATCGGCGTTCCACAGGAGGCAGTCTAGATGGCAAACGGGCTCACGCAGTGGTTCGAGGCGAAGCTCCTCGATCATGCTCTCAAGGGGACGGCGTACTCGCAGCCGACCTCCCTCTACGTCTCCCTGCACTCGGCCGACCCGACCGACACCGGCACGACGGGCGAGATCACGGGCGGCTCCTACGCGCGGCAGGGCGCGACCTCGTCCTTCGCCGCCGCGACCGAGGGCAACCCCGCGTCGAAGGCATCGAACGCCGACCTGACGTGGACGAACATGCCCACCTGCACGGTGACGGGCGTCGCGATCTGGGATCACTCGACCGCAACGGCGTCGTCGAACTGCCTGTGGCAGGGCACGCTGTCCGCGTCGAAGTCGGTCAACAGCGGCGACACGTTCAAGATCCTGAGCGGGTCGCTCACCTGCACGCTGGAGTAGTGCGCCTCGGGGATGGGGGCGGATCGCCCGCCCCCGACACCGAGGAGCGCTGGAGGCACCCTTGACGAAGACCCTCTACCTGCTCAACGTGAACGACTACGCGCCGGAGATCACCGCGCTCACCTATCCGCTCATCCATCGGTGGGCGCGGAAGGTCGGCGCGGACATCGAGATCATCTCGGAGCGCCGCTTCCCCGACTGGCCGATCACCTACGAGAAGCTCCAGATCTACGAGCGCGCGAAGCGTAACGGCAGCGAGTGGCACCTCTACCTCGACTCCGACGCGCTCGTGCATCCCGAGACGCCGGACTGGACCGCGTTCCTCCCGCGCGACACCGTGGCCCACAACGGCATCGACTTCGCGAACATCCGCTGGCGGTACGACGAATACTTCCTCCGCGACGGGCGCAACGTCGGGTCGTGCAACTGGAACACGATCGCGTCGAAGTGGTGCCTCGACCTGTGGCGTCCGCTCGACGACCTGACGCCTGAGGGGGCGGTCGATGCGATCCACCCGACGGTCGACGAACTGAACACCATCATCACGCGCGAGCACCTCGTCGACGACTACGCGCTGAGCCGGAACATCGCGCGCTTCGGGCTCAAGACGCAGACGCTCACGGCGTTGGAGAAGCGCCTCGGCTTCACGAACGCCGAGTTCTACTGGCACGCCTACACGGTCGGCATCCCCGAGAAGGTCGAGCAGATCAAGGAGACGCTGGAGCGGTGGAAGGTCAAGCCGTAGAGATCCACGACCGCATCTTCGGGTGGCTCTACCCGGAGCAGATGGAGTGGCTCGCCAGCGAGGCGCAGCGGCGGTACTCGATCCTCGAGGTCGGCGCGTGGGAGGGCAAGAGCGCGGACGTGCTCGCGCGCGCGACGCCCGGCGTGCTCTACGTCGTCGACTCGTGGCTGCCGTCCACCGACCCCGAGGACGAGACGGCGGCGCTCGACCCGCTCGCGGCCTACGGCGCGTACATGCGCGAGGTGGGCTGGCGGTCGAACGTCGTCACCTACGCGATGACGAGCGAGCAGGCCTACGCGCTCGCCGGACACCTGACGTTCGACATGGTCTGGCTCGACGCCGATCACCGCGAGGAGACCGTGCGCGAGGACATCCTGATGTGGCGCTCGCGGCTGCGCCCCGGCGGCCTGCTCTGCGGCCACGACGGCGAGCACGGCGGCGTGGCGGCGGCGGTCGCCGACCTCGTTCCGGGCGCGAGGTTCCACGCGACGCAGCAGCCGCCCCCGTACCAGCACCAGCCCTCGCTCATCTGGTACGCGGAGGTCTAGGTGGGCCAGAACATCTTCACCGTCGCGGGCGCGAACACGTGGACGTGCCCTGCCGGCGTTACGTCCATCACGGTCGAGTGCTGGGGCGCGGGCGGTGCGGGCGGATCGAACAACAACACGGCGACGAGCGGCGGCGGTGGCGGTGGCGGCGGCGGGGGCTACGCGCGCAGCGACGTGACCGTCGTGCCATCGACCGTCTACAACCTGACGGTTGGGCAGGGCGGCGCGTACGGCGCATCGAACAACAGCAACGGCGCGAACGGGAACAACTCGGAGTTCAACGCGAATCAGGTGCGCGGGAGCGCCGGGCGCGGCGGGAACCGCAACGGCGCGAACGGCGCAGGCGGAACGACGGCGAACTGCGTCGGCACGACCACCTACGCGGGCGGGCGCGGGAACAACGACGTTGGCACGAACGGGTACGGCGGCGGTGGCGGCGCGAGCGCTGGCAACGCGGGCGCGGGCGAGAACGCGACCTCGAACACCGGCGCGACGGGGAGCGGCAACGGAGCGAGCGGCGGCAACGGCGGCGTCGCGACGAACAACAACGGCGTGGCCGGCGCGAGCGGTGGTGGTGGTGGCGGCGGCTCGTCGAACGGTAACTTGTCGACCAAGCGCGGCGGCAACGGCGGCGACGGCAAGATCATCATCACTTGGACCGACCCGCCCGCGTCCGCCTATCCGCGCTTCCGAATGCGCGGCGGCGGCAACCGCGCGGGCGGATACTGCGGAACCTACGGAAGCCGCTCGTACCCCGTACCAACGAGAAGGAGTTGAGATGGCAAGGGTGATTGCGACGGCAGACAGCGGCTCGATCAGCGTCGCTGCGAACACGACGAAGACGCTGCTCGGCCTCACGGCCCCGACGAATCAGGGTGTCGCGTGGCTGCGCCTGATCGTCTCCTTCGAGGGAGTGGCGGCGACCGACAAGCCGGCGCTGATCGAGATCGGGAGCGTGACGGGCGGCACCTCGGCGGGCGTGACCGAGCAGCTGCTCAGCGCGCCCGGCGGCGCGCCGACGGTGCAGGGGGCCGGCCTGACGTACTCGGCCGAGCCGACGTGGACCTCGAAGGCGGCCCTCTACTGCCACCTCCAGAGCGGGTACGAGTGGGTCTTCCAGCGCGGGCAGGACGAGGTCGCCTACTACAACGCGACGTGGGCCGTGCGGGTGACGAACCCGACGGGCAACAGCGCGACGAACGCGCGCGCGATCCTCTATTGGGAGGAGTGAGCGATGGATCGACGAGGGGTGATCCTCATCTTCGCGGCGGCCGTGACCGCGTGCACCAGCGGCGGCTCGGTCCCGCTACCGTCCGTCCCGACCTCTGCATCCGACGGCGACGACCGACTCGTGCTCGCCGCGTCGAAGAACGACAAGGTCAAGCAGTGCGTGAAGAAGTTCATCAAGGCGATGGAGGCATGACGTGGCGATCCTGATCGACGCCCAGCCGCTCTCGATCAACCCCGGAACGCACGAGGTCGAGCACGCGATCGACGCGCCCGGCACGCTCGTCGTCCGGCTCGCGCGCAAGACGACCGTGACCCCGACGCTGTGGGCCGACGGCGTGAGCCTCGCGGTGCGCCTTGACGTGTCGTCCGATGCCGGCCAGACGTGGCGCGGCCTCGCCGGCTTCACGGCCATCGGCGGCATCTGGATCGGCCGCAACGAAGAGACGGGCGTGGACGGCGAGATCCCGGAGACGCGGCTCCTCTGCCCCTTCCCCGATGACGCGAACCGCGCGCGCCTGAGCGTGACGGTAGCGGGCGGGACGTTCAACTCGCTGCTCACGGTCGAGCGCATCTAGGAGCCGTCCGTGGCGATCTCCGTCGTCCAGAAGGACCCGAACAGCACGTCGTGGCTCGTCGGCACGGGCATCACGAGCCTCACGTCGGCGGGCCTCGGGTCGGCGACGACGACGGGGAATCGCCTCATCGCAGCCGCCACGATGACGGGGACCGACGTGTCGACCCCGTCCTTCTCCGACAACGGCTCGCACTCGTGGACCGAAACGTCCTCGGCCGGTGAGAACGGCTTCTCCAGCGCGCGCTTCTGCACCGTCATCTCGCGGACGGCCGCCATCACCGGGCGCACCGATCACGAGGTGACGGTCAGCTACGGGAGCACGGTCAACTTCGTGCTCGCCGTCTTCGAGGTCAGCGGGATCGACGCGACGACGCCCGTGTCGGACTCGGAGATGGGCTACGGCGGCGGCACGGATCTCTCGACGACCGAACTGACGCTGAGCGGCGGCGAAGACCTGTGCATGTTCGTCGCGAAGTCGGATGCCTCGACGACGTTCACGGCGAACTGGACCGGCGCGACGACGCAGTACAGCAGCGCCTACAACTACTGCGCGACGAAGCTCTCGTCGGCCTCGACTGAAGACCCCACGGTGTCGAAGTCGGAGACGTCGAACTGGTGCGCGTGCTCGGCGTCGTTCAAGCCGTCGGCCGGCGTCGACCTCTTCCCCTACGACCACGACGGAGTGAAGCCGTGGTCGGCGATCTGGCGGCCCGGTAGGATCTGATGGCGTTCCTCCGCACCGGCACGCCGCGCGCCACGGCCGGCCCCGCGACCGTCACCGGCAGCGCGACGCTCGCGGGCGCGACGACGCTCACCGCTGCCGGGCAGGCGACGAAGTTCGCGGCAGCCACGCTCGCCGCCGTCACGACCCTCGCGTGCAGCGGCGTCGTCGAGCGCACGGGCGCAGCGACGCTCGCGGCCACCTCCTCGATCACGGCATCGGGTACCCGCTTCGTCAATGGCGCAGCGACCCTCGCCGGGACGACGACCCTCACCGCCGCAGGCCAGCGCACCGCGAACGGGGCCGCGACCCTTGCCGCCGTCTCCGGGCTCACGGCCGCCGGGCAGCGCACGACGAACGGCACAGCGACCCTCGCGGCGTCCTCGGGCCTCACGTCGTCCGCTCAGAACGAGGCACGCGGCGCGGCGACCCTCGCGGCCACCTCCGGGCTGACGGCCACCGGCTCGCGCGCGGTCGACGGGGCGGCGACCCTGCCGGCCGTCTCGTCCCTGACCGCGGCCGGCGAGGCGAGCGTCACGGGCGCAGCCACGCTCGCCGGCACGACCACGCTGGTGGCCACGGGCCAGCGCACCGCCAACGGCGCGGCGACCCTCCCGGCGACCTCGGGGCTCACCGCCGCCGGGCGCAACGAGGCGCACGCGGCGGCGACCCTGCCCGCCACGTCGACGCTCATCGCGAGCGGCCAGCGGACGGTCAACGGCACGGTGACGCTCGGCGCGGCCTCGACGCTGACGGCCGCCGGCAACGCGAACCCGACGGGCTCCGCGACTCTTGCGGCCGCGACGACCCTCTACTGCGAGGGCGACGTTCAGGGGCAGTTGACCGGCTCCGCGACCCTGCCCGCCGTCTCGGGCCTCACCGCCAGCGCGCAGGTGGAGGTGCGCGCGGCGAGCACGCTCTCGTCCAGCACCACCCTCACGGCCGCGGGCCAGAACACGGCCTTCGGCGCGTGCGCGCTTTCCGCCTCCTCCTCCCTCGCTGCTGCTGGCGTTCGGGTGGTTTCCTCGGGCGCGACGCTGGCGGCGGCGAGTACCTTGGTCGCCGATGGCGCTGCGGTCCAGACCGGAGCGGCGACCCTCGCGAGCACGAGCGCGCTCACCGCCACGGGTACGGCGAACCCGACGGGCGCGGCCGCGCTTGCGTCGACCTCGACCCTCACGGCCTCGGGGCAGCGGACGGCGGTCGCCTCGGCGGCGCTGCCGGCGACCTCGGGCCTCACCGTCGCCGGCACGGCGTACCCGACCGGCACCGCCGCCCTCGCCGCCGTCTCGGGGATGGACGTGGTCGCGGAGGGCGGGCAGGTCGGTACGGCGGTGCTCGCTTCGACGAGCGCGCTCACCGCCTCGGGGCAGCACGACGCACTCGGCTCCGCGACCCTGCCGGCGGGCTCGACGCTCGTCACGGCCGGCACCGCCCTGCCGACCGGGGCCGCGACACTCGGCGGGGCGAGCGGGCTCACCGCCACCGGCTCCGTCACGGCGCTCGGGGGCGCGACGCTCGCCACGCAGTCGGGGCTCATCGCGGCCGGCGAGGGCGGCGGCGAGGGCACGGTCGGGATGCCGGGCACGTCCGGCCTCGTGGCCACGGGCGTGGTCGGGACGGAGGAGCTTGCTCAAGCGCTCGTTGCCGTCACGGCGCACTTCGCCACCGACCGCGGGATCGTTTCGCACCACGCGCCCGCCGTCTCGGTGGTCGCGCACTTCCACCTCGACGTGGACTGGAGGATCTGATGCTCGGCGGCGCGATGGACTACTCCTTCGTGGCGGGGGATACGAACACCGTCCTCACCGTCACCTGTCGCCACGCGGATACCGACGCCGTGATGGATCTCTCCGGGGCCACCGTGACGCTGCGCTGGCGGATCGACGGCGGGACGCTCGTCACGAAGACGATGACGATCACCGACGCGCCCAACGGCGTCTGTACCTACACCTTCGACGCGGCCGATCTCGTCGCCGGCATCATGCAGGCCGAGGTTCGCGTGACGCTCGCTGGGAAGTTCACGACGAGCGTCGAGCCCTTCTTCTTCACGGTGAGGCCGACGACATGAACACGATCCCGCATTGGATTGCGCCGGGCAAGAGCGGGCCGCCCGACGCCCGCACGATCGAGCACGCGCTCGCGACGCTGCGCGCCGCGCTGCCGCCGTCGCTCCTCGTCCTGCTCGCGCTCCACCTCGATGCGATGAAGGCCGAGCAGGCGTTCGGCCACGTCGCCGTCGAGTTCCACATGCACCGCGGCGACGTGCGCTCCGCGGCGTTCCAGCGCCGCACGACGTGGCAGGCGTCGGAGTCGAAGCCTTGACACCCCCGTAGGAGCGCCCACAGAATCCCGTTCGGCCAAGAAGGTCCGACAGACCCCGGCCACCGCAAGGTGGGCCGGGGTTTTCTTTTGGAGGCAGCCGATGTCGCTGGAGTTCCTGAGCGCCGCGATCACGACGGGGGCGGAGGGAACCTTCCGGGCGGTCGCGAGCGCGCGCGACTCCATCGCGAACGGCGAGCGCGGGCCGACCCGCTTCGCCGAGAACGCCTTCCGCGAGTCGCTGGAGCGCAGTGCCCGCTACCCGCTGCTCTGGCAGCACAAGGACGACGCGCCGGTCGGCGTCGCGCACCTCTCGATGGACAGCGCCGAGGGGCTCGTCCTCGACGGGCAGCTGGCCCTCGAGGTCCAGCGTGGGCGTGAGGCGCGCGAGCTACTGAAGATGGGCGCGCTCGACGGTGTGTCGATCGGCTTCACCGCCGAGAAGGCGAGGATGGAGACGCACGGCGGGAAGTCGGTGCGCGTCGTCGAGAAGGCGAAGCTGATGGAGGTCAGCCTCGTCACCTTCCCGGCCGACCCGAACGCGCGCGTGCTGACGGTGCACCGCGAGGGCGACACCGAGGTGCCGGACGACTGGCTCGTGGACGCCGAGGCTGCGCTGCTCGCCGGCCGCGCCGACGCCGAGGCGCACGCCGGCCGCGTCTTCTCCGAGGCGAACCTGACGAAGCTTCGCGCGGCGCTCGGCACGCTCGTCGATCTCGTCGAGAAGGTCGACCCGGGGCACATCGCTGCGCTGGGACGACGCGCCGCTCAGGCGCTGCGGAAGTCGATCGTCCTCATGCCCAACAAGTCCAAAAAGGCGCGGTGCTCCGCAGCGCTGCGCGCCGACCGGCTGCGCCGCGCCGAGCTTCACGCCGCCGGCATCGACGTGCCCCTGCTGCGGCTGGAGCCCTATCCGGCCTACGTCGCCGAGGGCGTGAACCCGGACGACGCACTGCTCAACGCCATCAGCGGCGCGTGCTCGTACCCGAAGGACGCGCGGCGGATGCTGACGGTCGAGTCGGTCAAGCAGTACCTCGTCGCTATCGGCGAGGCCGAAGAGGTCGACGACGAAGACGACGAGATGCGCGCGCCCGAGGACGGGCGCGAGCCGGCGAACGCGCCCGAGGACGGGAGCGCCACGAAGAACGAAGGCGCGGCCTGAAGGCCGCTTGAACGAGAGGAGAAGCGAGATGTCCCTTCAGGTCCAGCAGAAGGAAGCGCGTGAGCGACTCGGCAAGGCGCAGGCCGACGCGCGCGAGATCGGCGTCAAGCTGACCGACGCCGAACTCAAGGGCGAGGCCAACGCGGCCGAGCTCAAGGAGCAGTTCGACAAGGCGATGAAGGACGTGGAGGTCTTCGCCGGCACGCTCCAGCGCATCGACCAGATGATCGCCGCCGAAGCGCGCGCGAACGAGGTCATCAACGGCCTGCCCAACGACCCAAGCGAGGCGTATCGCGAGGGCTCGCGGGCCGAGGGGGTCGTGTCGAAGGAGACGGCCGAGCGCTTCGCGGAGGGGATCCGCGAGTGCCAGAACGCCTACTTCCGCCACGGCGCGTCGCACCCCGCCTACATCACGGCGCGGGAGAAGCTCTCGGCGCAGACGACTGCGCTCAAGCCCGAGGAGCGGCAGGCGCTCGTCGGCTCCATCGGCACGCTCGGCGGCGCGCTCGTCACCGAGGACTTCAAGGCCGAGGTCATCAAGAACATGGCGGGCATCAGCGTCGCGCTGGCGTCGGGCGTGCGCGTCGTGCCCTGCTCGTCCAACACGCTCGTCTTCCCGTCGATCGTCGGCGGGACCGACCCGTGGTCGACGGGCTACTCGGGGACGTGGCGGCCGGCCGGCGCGGTCGGCACCGACGGCACCGCCCCCACGGTCCAGAACCAGCCGACGTTCGGGCAGGAGCGCATCCCCGTCCACGAGTGGCAGCCGGACGCGGTCGTCGTCGACCCGTCGCTGCTCGAGGACGCCGCGGTGCCGCTGGAGTCGATCCTGCAGGAGGCGATCGCCGAGACGCAGGCGCTCGACTGGGACTACGCCTTCCTGCGCGGAGACGGCATCGGCAAGCCGCGCGGCATCTTCGACTACATCGGCACGGGCGTGTCGTCCGTGAAGACGGGCGACGCCTCGCTGATGACCTACAACGGGCTCATCGACCTCATGATGACCCTGCCCGCGCAGTACCGCGAGGGCGCGGTCTGGTACATGAAGTCGCTGACCTTCGGCGCGATCCTGAAGCTGAAGGACTCCGCGAACAACCCGATCATGTACGCGGGCCAGATCCCCGGCACGCTGTTCGGGAAGAAGGTCTGGATGACCGAGCACCTGCCGTCGGTCGCTGCCTCGGCGTACCCGGTCCTCTTCGGCAACCCGCGCTACTACGTCGTGGCCTCGCGCCGCGACCTGCGCGTGCAGCGGCTCATCGAGCGCTTCGCGCCCAACGTCGCGTTCCTGCCGACCGCGCGCGTCGGCGGCGCGCTCGTCCGCACCGTCGCGTTCCTCGCGCAGAAGGTCGAGGCGTAACAGCGACCGCCTGAAGGCCAGCAGCGAGGATTGGTCCGGCCCTCGCTGCTGGCCCGTAGCTCAAGCCCGGACCCTGCAACTCGTCGGGACTGCCGGCAAGGCCGCCCGACGACTCGAAAGGTCCGAAGCTCATGTCACAGCCCGCCACCGGCGGCTCCAGCGTCAACCGCGATCTCGGAGCCAAGCTCAAGGCCGTCCAGTCCATCACCGCCATCGTCGGCAACAACACGACCGAGGGGACCGGCGTCGCGGTCGACCTCAAGGGGTACGAGGGCGCGCTCGTCCTCTTCAACATCGGCAACTCGCTCGACACGCTCTCGGGCTCGGTCTACGTCACACTGTCGGTGCAGGACAGCGACAACGGCTCGACCGGCTGGGCCGACCTCGCCTCGACGAAGTACCGCATCGACGAGGGCTCGCTCCTCATCGACGACCCCGCCGAGGACAGCATCCAGACGGCGGTCACCGTGCTCGCGGGCGCGGGCGTGAAGCGCTACATCCGCCCGCTGATCACCTTCACGGGCACCCACACGAACGGCTTCCCCATCGGGGCGACCGTCATCAAGGGCTTCCCGCGCGTCGAGTCGGCCGCCTAGTAGCGCTCCATGACGGGGGTCGGCGGCGGCTGAGCCGCCGGCCCTCGTGCTCGGGAGAGGGATCATGGCGACCTACGACGCGGTCACGCTGATCGAACTGAAGACGGCGCTGTCGATCGACGGCACCGCCGAGGACGTGAGCCTCGCCCGCCTGATCTCCGCGACGACGCTGGAGGTCGAGCGGCTGCTTGGTACGCAGTTCGTCATCCGCGAGGTCGTCGAGGAGCACGAGGGCGGCGAGCGCCGCATCTACCCGCAGGTGCTCCCGATCGTCGCTGTCTCCTCCGTCGTCGATCCTGCCGGCAACGCCGTACCGTCCGACCAGTACGTCGTGCGGCGGAAGCGGTGGCTGGAGCACTGGGGTCACTTCCCGCTCGCCTTCAACTCGGCGGGCCAGCAGACCGACTACACCGTGACCTACACCGCCGGGCATTTCTCCTCGACGAGCGCCGTCGCGCCCGACGTGAAGGACGAGATTATCCGCGCGCTCGGGACGCTGCGCGAGGCCCCGGCCGCCGGGGTGAACTCCGTCGGCGTCGGCGACCTCTCCATCTCCTACGCGGCCGCACCCGAAACGTCTTCGCCCGCCATCGCGGGCGCGGCGGCCGCGCTTCATCGCTATCGTGGAGTGCTCCTGTGATCCACATCCTTCAGCGCGCGAAGGTCCATGCGCTCGCTGCCGTCGCCGTGCCGGGCGCGGGACTCGCCGTCGCGGCGAACGAGCCGTCGCTCCAGCCTGCGACGCCGCAGGACGTGCTGGTCGTCCTCGGCGGCTTCATCGTCGTCGTCGCTGGAGCGCTGGCGCTCGCCTTCGTCCGCTGGCTGAACAAGGTCGAGCACAACGTCCCGCGTGACCCGGACCGCCTCTCCGATTCCGTGCGCCACGTCCATCGCGAGGTCGAGGGGCTGCGTAACGACGTGCGTGGCATCGACCGCCGCGTCGCCCGGATCGAGGGCAGCCTCGTTGGACTCGTTGTGGTCGAAGAGAAGGAGCACCGCGGATGACGACGCCCGAGATCGTGACCTTCGAGCAGCACGCACTTCCGCTCATCAACACCTTGCTCATCCTGCTCGTCGCGCTCGTCTTCTACCACCGCTCGCGGCAGTGGACCGGCATCTCGCAGAACGCGCGGATCGAGAAGCAGGACGCGCGGCTGTCGATCGCGGAGGCGAACATCCGCAGCCTCCGCGCCGACATGGAGTACTTCTCGAGCACCTATCAGGAGACGCTCGAGGAGGTGCTGAAGGAGGTCCGCTCGATCACGCGCAACGGCGCGAAGGAACACGCGATAGAGGCGCGGCTGACCGCGCTGCAGGATCAGGTCATGGCGATCGAGCAGGACGTGACGGGGCTCCCGTGTTTCGTGGGGTCGAAGCTCCTGTGCCAGCAGGACAAGGTGGGGGGAAAGGGCTGATGCCGCTGCCGGGCGCGATCCTCGCGCAGATGCGGGACACGGTGACGGTGACGCTCGCCGGGGCGAAGGACGCCTACGGCGAGGCGGCCGCCGGCTCGTCCGTCGCCTCGCGCGCTCGCGTGACGCACGCGCGGACGGGATCGCAGAGCACGAGCGGCGAGGACGTGCTCACGTCCTACACAGTCCTCATGCCCGACGTGGCGGGCTTCACAATCGACGCCACGCTGACGCTCGACGACGGGCGCGTCTATCCGGTGAAGTCGTTCACGCGGCCGGCGTGGCCCGACGGCACGCGGCACCTGCGGGTGGTGCTCTGATGGCGGCCGTGCGGGCGAGCCGCGTCAGGCGGTCCGTCGGGACGGTGAAGCCGCGCTCTTGGGGGAAAAAGTACCCCGGGCGTGGCGGCGACACCGGGGCCGCCGCGTTCCACATGAGCATCGTCAACCTCAACTCGTTCCTCGACTCGATCGACAGCGACTGGCGCGACGCGAAGGATGAGGCCGTCGAGGCGCTGCGCGACGCGCTGAAGCGGAGGGTCCTCACGAGGTCGCTCGTCCTGTGCCCCATCGAGACGGGAGCCCTTCGCGCGAGCGCGTGGGTGGACGCCCTCTACGCGAACGGGAGGGTCTCCGGGTCGGTCGGCTACGACACCGACTACGCCCGCTTCGTTCACGAGAACCCCTATGCCTACCACGCGCCACCGACGCAGTGGAAGTTCTTGGAAATGCCGCTGCGCGAGTACGGCCCGCTGGTTGCCGAGGACGCGGCGAGGGCGATCCTCGCGGAGTTCGACTGATGCTGCTCGACGAGATCGCGGCTCACCTCGAGGCGGAAGGGCTCGGCGTCGTGAAGACGGCGGCGAACGACCCGGCATGGCCGATCCACAAGGGTGGCCTGTACCCCGGCACGCAGGCGCACCCGCACGATGCGATCGGCATCATCGAGTCGCCGGGCGGGAGGCCGCTGGATGAGATGGGGGCGGAGGTGGGTGCCGTGGCGGCGGAAGAGGCCGCGTTCGTCGTCCATGTCCGGTCGGCGTCCTACGCCACCGCCAGATCGAAGGCTGGCGCGGCGTGGGGGAGGCTTCACAAGTTCGCCGGCACGCTCAGCGGGGTGCGGTACCTGCTGATCGAGGCGACGCAGTCGCCTTTCCCGCTCACGCGTGACGACGCTGGTCGCTGGATCATCGCGTGCAACTTCAACGCGGCAAAGGAACTCTCATGAGCCTGCAACTTCAGGTCCGCGCGATCAGGGCGACCGCGGCGTCCCTCCTCACGCAGCTTCAGCTGCTCGAAGAGGCGATGGCCGTCTCGTCGTCGACTGCGTGTGATCACCCGCCGGGCGAGCGCGATGGTGGTGTGGCGACGTTTGATGTGCCGGGGCGCTGGATGTGCAGGCGGTGCGGCTTCATCGGCGGCGAGAGGGCCGCAGAGGAGTAAGCGATGGCTGTCGAGAGGTTCACGGACGCCGGCATCTACTACAACGGCTGGAACCTGACGGGCCAGTCCAACAAGGTGGCCTTGATGCGGAAGGTCGCGATGCTCGACACCTCCGTCTTCGGCGTCGAGACGCGCATCAATTCGCCGGGGCAGGACGAGACGGAGGTGAGCGTCAGCGGGTGGTGGTACGCGCAGGATGTCGTCGGCACGCAGGCCCCCGACCCCAACCTCTTCAACAAGCTCGGCGACCCCGAGGGGCGGCCGTTCCTGCTGACGGCGAAGGCGAGCGTCGATCTCAGCCCGTCCTACTTCTTCCCGGTCGTCGAGTCGGCCTTCAACTTCTTCGGGGCCTTCGGCGAGCTGGCCCCCTTCGACGCGACCTTCAACTACTCGGCCTACGGGCCGTCGGGCACGCGGGTGCCTCACTGCCGCGGCGTGCTCGGGCTGCCGCTCGCCGCGCGCACGAGCGCGACGGGCAACGGCACCTACCAGCAGCTGACGCCCGCCTTCGGCTCTGGCGACTTCCTCGTCCTGTGCGTCCACCTCATCTCGACCGACGCGACGACGGTGACCTTCGAGGTCGAGTCGGACGACAACACGGGCTTCTCGTCGCCGACCTCGCGCCTTTCGTCCGGTGCGCTCACGAGCGGCGGGAGCTACATCGGGTCACTGCAGGGGCCGATCGCGACCGACACCTACTTCCGCGTGAAGTACACGCGCTCGGGCGGCACGACGTTCACCGCCGTGGCGGCCTTCGGGAAGACGACCCCGGCGGGCCTCGGCGTTTAGGAAAGGAGACAGGAAGCCATGGCGGTCACCAAGTTCTACGATGCGTGGGTCTACATCCTCGGCACCGGCACGCCGCCGACCGCGGGGGGCACGCAGCTGCCGCACGTCCACTCCGTTTCGATCACGCGGTCGAGCGACATGCTCGACATCTCGGAGATGGGCGTCACCACGAAGATCAACCTGCCCGGCCTCAACGAGTGGTCGGTCGACGTGGAGTGCCTGCAGGACTTCGCGGGCTCCTCGCAGATCGACGCGCTGCTCGACGGGCGCTACGGGCAGGGGCCGTTCAACATCGCGATCAAGCCGTCGAGCGGCGCGCTCGGCTCGGGCAACCCCGTCTTCTACGGCTCCTGCGTGCTCGAGTCGTACAACCCGATCGACGGCGGCGTCGGCGAGGCGATCATGGTCAAGGCGTCGTTCCAGTGCGCCGGCAACCTGAACCGCGCGACCGTGTAACACGACTCCCCCTCTCCCGGGGGCCGGCGATAGAGGGAGCGGCTTAGTGGGGCCGCCGTGGCGGGACGGGGCAAGCCCGCCGTAACCGCGCGCAGACCGCGCGAAGGAGGACTCGATGCGTGACCCGTACCAGATGAAGCTCGCGCACGGCGAGGTGCTCGACCTCACCTACTCGTTCAAGGCCATCCGCCACTTCGAGAAGATCACCGGCGGCAACTTCTTCGGCGATTCCGCGAGCGGCCGGATTGGTGCCGACTACCTCGTCGCCGGGATCGCGGCCGGGCTCCTCGCCGGCAACCCGCGCGTCAAGGTGGAGGATGTCGAGTCGGCCATTGAGAAGCACATGGCCGCTGGCGGCGACCTGCCGACCCTCATCAACGACCTGATGGAGGCGCTGAAGCGCAGCGGCGTCCTCCGCGGGAGCCAAGAAGACCGCCCTCCCCTGCCGGCGGAAGACGCCGGCAAGTAGAGGATCCATGCGTGCTGGCGAACAACCACTCGTTCGCGTGGCGCGTCGCTGTCGAGCATCTCGGGGTGGGGTGGGCCGAGTTCGACGAGATGACGCCGCTGGAGCTTTCGTGGCGGCTGTGGGGCGAGCGAAGGAGAAGGAACCGCCGGGCGATGCACCTCTCTTGGGCGGTCAGTAGCGTGATGGCACCGCACCTCTCGAAGAGCGACCAAGGCCGCACGACCCCCCGCGCCCTCTTCTTCGGGCTGACCTCAGGACAGCTCGACGAAGACGAGATCCCCGACTAAAGGAGGGAACGCTCCAGTGGATGCCCTTGAGGTACGCCTCGACCTCGACACCCGCGACTTCCTCTCTGGCCTGAACAAGGCCAAGAGCGAGTCGAAGGCGTTCGACTCCATCCTCGGCGGGATCGGGCTGGGCTTCGGGTCAGCGATCACGCAGGGGGCGATGAAGGTCGCGGGCAGCCTGTTCAGCGTGGGGCAGGCTGCCCTCGGTGCGGCGGCCGAGGCTCAGGAGTCGGAGAACCTCTTCGAGGTCAGTTTCGGTGAGATGGCGGCGGCGGCGAGGCGCTGGTCCCAAGAGATCCAAAAAGCGACAGGGCTTAACGAGTACGAGCTTCGCAAGAACGCCGGGATGCTCTACACGATGACGCAGAGCATGGGGCTGACGAAGCAGTCGGCCTTCGAGATGTCGACCGGGATGACGAAGCTGGCCGGCGACATGGCCTCGTTCTACAACCTGCCGATGGACGTGGCCTTCAACAAGCTGCGATCAGGGCTCGTCGGGGAGATGGAGCCGCTGAGGCAGCTCGGCATCCTCGTCGACGCCAACACGGTGAAGCAGACCGCCTACGCCATGGGGATCGCGCGCGTGGGCGAGGAGCTAACGGAGCAGCAGAAGGTTCAGGCGCGGTATCAGGCCATTCTCAGCCAGACCGGCAAAGCGCAAGGCGACCTCGCGAGGACGATGGACTCGCCGGTCAACCAGCTGAGGCTCCTCAAGGAGCAGACGAAGAACCTCCAGATCGCTATGGGGGAGGCGCTGCTGCCCGTCATGCAGCTTGTCCTGCTTCAGCTCTCGAAGCTCGCGAAGTTCCTCCTCGACAACAAGGACGCCATCAGGATCGGGCTGACCGAGGGAATCCGCTTCGCGCTCACCTTCATCGTCGAGTTCATCGCCCGGATCTTGGAGATGCGGTCGACGTTCGCGGGGGCCTTCGCGGCGATCAATGAGACCGGCCGCGACGCTGCCCGCATGCTCGCGAAGTTCGCCCCGACCAAGGGCCTGAAGGATCACTTCACTGCGCTCGGCGATTCGATGTCGATCGCTGCGGTCGAGAACCGCAACCTCCAAAAGGAGACCGACGCTCAGATCAAGTCTATGCGCGAGGGCGTGATCGCCTTCACGTCGGGGATGGGTGCGGCGAAGCAGTACGCGAGCGCCATGGCCGAGGCCGGGGTGGCGACCAGCAACGCGACCGTCCAGACGAAGGAGCAGATCAAGCAGGCGAAAGAGATCGCCAAGCTGATGGACGGGCTCGCGCAGCGGGACAAGATCGCCTCGCTGCGGGCACCGTTCGCGTCGGTCGCGAAGACGATCTCGCCAGAGTACCTCAGGCAGTTCGACATCGAGCACCTCTTGGGCAAGGCGCAGTCGACACTCTTCAAGGACGGCAAGGGCACCGCGCTCGACTCGATTGCGCCCATCGTCAAGACCCTGTCGACAGAGAGCCAGAAGTACCTCGACGCGATCACGAAGAAGACCTTCAAGTGGGAAACGCTCCTGCAGGGCGTGTCGCTGCTCGCGGGCGCGATAGGCGGAAAGTTCGGCGACGTGGCGCAGGTCATCGGCAACATCACGCAGAGCTTCAAGGGGTGGGAAAAGATGGACCCGGCGGCGCGCTTCGGTGCCATCGCTGGGGGTGTGGGGCAGATCGGCGGGCTCATCGGCGGCACGGCTGGCGCGGGCATTCAGGGTGCCGCCGGCGGCGCGATGGCGGGCTTCTCGATCGGCGGGCCGATCGGCGCGGTCGTCGGCGGGATCGGGGGGCTCATCGGCGGCATCTTCGGGAACAAGAAGAAGAAGAAGGAGGAGGAGCGCAAGCGCAAGGAGGCCGAGGCCGCGGAGAAGAAGCGGCGGGAGGAGGAGGCAGAGCAGCGCCGCGTCGCCGGCTACGACACCGCCGCGAGCGGGATCACGAAGATGATCACGTCGCTCAAGCCCGCGACCGAGGCGGGGGCGATGGCGCAGGCGGGGCTGTTCTCCTCCGTCTTCTGGGCGACCGTCAAGGAGAAGGGGCTCGTCGCCGCATCGAGCGCGCTCGGCGAGGCGTTCAAGAAGCTGACCGAGGGCGCGAGCGAGGCGATGCTGGCCTACCTCGCTCCGATCCAGCAGCAGATGAACCTCGCGACGAGCGAGGCGTTCGCGGGCGCGACCGAGGGCGCGGTCGGGCTGGCGCAGGCGCTCAAGGGGATGGCCGACATGGGGGTCATCTCGATCACCGACCTCTCGAATGCCAGCATCGTCGCGACCGACCAGTACAATCAGGCTCTCGCGGCGGCGCAGGCGCAGGGGCTCGAGGGCGCGGCGGCGCAGCAGGCGGCGATCCGCGCGGTCGGCCCGGCCATCTCCGAGATCATCGCGCAGTACCAAGCGCTCGGCATCCCGCTCGACGAGAACCTCCTCAAGCTCAAGGAGACCGCCGAGGCGAACGGGATGGCGTTCAAGGAGGATCCGCTCGTCCGCGCGGCGAACGCGATGGAGCGCGTCGCGGCGGCTCTGGAGCGCGCGTACGGTGGCGCGAAGGGCCTCGCCGACGAGATCGGCCGCGGCGCGAACGCCTCGCACCAGTACCGCGTCCCAAGCTATGGCGGCGGCGGCGGCGACTACATGGGCGGCGAAGAGGTCGCGGCGGCCGAGGGCTACAGCGGATGGGTAAACAAGCCGACGCGGTTCCTCGCCGGTGAGTCGGGGCCGGAGTTCGTGTCGGTGACGCCGCGCGGCGAGACGCCCCCGGGGGCGAACGTCAGCGCGGCGCAACCGATGGTCTACTCGCCCGTCATCAACATCACGCAGGAGAGCGCGGTGCAGACGGTCGAGGGGCAGCGCGCCTTCGGGCAGTACGTCACGGCGGCCGTCGAGCGGGCGCTCGATCAGAACTACCGCGGCTTCCTCACGCGCTTCGAGGAGCTTGCCCGCAAGGCGAAGTAGCGCATGGGCAACCTGAACGCCTCGATGCTCGCCGAGCTTCAGAGGGCCTCGCCGTCCGTCCTGTTCCTGCTACGCCTCGACCTGCCGTCTGGCGCGCGCTACTACTCGGAGCCCGGCGGGCTCGTCTCGGGCACCGGGCTGTACGAGCCGCGCGTGCTGACGTGGGGGCCGATCTCGAAGTCGACGAACTACCGGCAGAGCACGCTGGAGCTTCCATCGACCGAGGTCGTGCTCGACGACACGGACGGCGACCTCTCGCGGCGCTGGCTCGGCAGCGAAGGGCGCACGATGCGCGGCTCGACGGCGACGATCTACCTCGCCTCGCCGAACGTCGCGGCGGCGAACTGGTACACCGCCTTCGTCGGGCGGATCGACTCGATGTACCAGCCCGCTCCGCTGACGTGGAGCGTGCAGCTGGCATCGCTCGACCTGCCGCTGCGGCGCGAGACGATGCCGCGCGCCGTGATCTCGCTCGGCGACTGGCCGAACGCCGACCGCTCGGAGTTGAGCAAGCCGATCCCGATCATCTACGGCACCGTCTCCTCGGCGCAGATGACGGAGCTTGGCGCGGTGAAGTGCCTGTACGTCGATCGCACCGGCTTCCGCTACGTCGTCTGTGCGGGGATCGCGAAGTCGGTCGTGGCCGTCTTCTCCGACGGCGTTCGCAAGACGCTGACGACGGACTACACGGTCACGAACCCGGTGGTGAACGGGCGGGTGTACACGGTCGTCGACTTCGTTGCCGATCAGGGCACGAAGCCGATCACGGCTGACGTGAAGGGTATGGAGTCGGTGGGCGACGGCAGCGGGACGCTCATCTCGAATCCCGCCGACGTACTGGCGCACGTCCTCAACAACTGGGTCTACTCCGACTACCGCAGCGGAGCGTGGTCCTCGACGGCGATGGTCGAGACGACGCGGCTCGCCGCGCTCTCGTCCTACTTCTCAGCGCGAGGCGTCGAGGCGTCGGTCCACATCGGCTCGAAGACGACGGGCATCAGCTTCATCTCGCAGTTCCTCGAGTCGTACCAGCTGAAGGCGTGGTGGGAAGCCGACAAGATCGCGCTCGGCGTCGATGACCCGACCGACTTCTCCGCGCCCTACGTGCTGCGCTCCGACGAGGTCGACGGCTGGCGGCTCCAGTTTCCGACCGCCGACGCCATCGACCGCATCGACGCCTCCTATGCCTACTTCGACAGCGACTCCAGCTACCGGCAGTACCTGACGGTGCAGGATCTCCAGACGGGAGAGGGCGCGCCGGAATCGCTCGACCTTCGCTACTCGGCGGCCTTCATCTAGCACCCAATGCCTACCATCTACTCCGAGGTCACCTACACCGACGGCGGCGGCAGCGGCACGTGGTTCGGCTTCGCCGCCACCTATCCTGACGGCATCGCGGCGAACGACTCGTCGGACGTTCGCACGGACGGCTCGGTCGCGGGCTACTCGCAGGGGCACTACTACACCTTCACGGGGCTGCCGACCTACTGCGGCATCAATTGGGCCTACGTCGGCGGTGGCGGCAGCAACGGCTCGGGCGCGACGCTGACGATGTACCTCGGCGGGCAGGCGGTGCAGGTCGTGACTGGCACCGGGGCGTACACGATCGGCGGCTACGTCTACGGCCTGAGCCGCAACGCGGCGGCGAACATCGCGTCGCAGTGCTACTGCGCTGGCAACGGCAACAGCAATCCATCGACGATCAACCACATGCCAGTCACGATCTCGTGGGACTACCTGCCGCTGCTCTCGCTGACCGCGAACGACGTCACGAACTACGCGCCGACCTCCGTCACGCTCAACGGCCAGTACAACGCGAACGGCGACGGCGGCTCGCAGTGGCGGCTCGTGTACAAGGAGTTCACGGCGGGCTCGTTCGACGCGCCGTCCTACACCTCCGCGCCGGGGCAGACCGGGACCGTCACCTGCTCGCGCAACCTGACGGGGCTCACGCCGGGCACGACCTACCTCTACAAGGTGCAGGCGCTCAACAGCGGCTCGGTGCTTTACGAGTCGCCCGAGCGGAGCTTCCAGACGAACGCCGGTACGCCGGCGCAGAACAACCGCATCCGCGAGATCCTGACCCGCCGGCTGTGGACGCTGCGCCGGCCGCGCGCGCTGCTGGAGATCACCGCGCCGCTCTCGATCCTCGACGCGAACGTGCTCGATCGCGTCGCCGTCGAGAGCCCGATCGGCCCGACGCCGAGCGGCATCGGCTGGAGCGGCGGTGCGGAGTGGAAGCGCCGCGTGTTCTCGATCCAGCGCATGGAGATCGACGTGCACGCGCAGGTCGTCCGGCTGCTCCTGCTCGACCGTCGCGAGCTTGACGTGCGGCTCTACGACACCGGGATGACCTCGCTCGCGAACCTCTCGGGGCTTGACCTCGAGCGCGACAACGGCGTCGCGCGTCTCGCGCGCGGGGCCGCGCGCACCTACACGCGCACGGGGAAGTCGTGGGTCGCCAATCCGACTGACCCGACGAAGGTCATCGAGTGCAGCGCGGCGACGCCGGCCATCACGAGCACGGGCGAGTTCTTCGAGGCGTCGCGGACCAACTACCTGCTGCGCTCCTCGGGCGTGTCGGGGATGACGGGCCTATCGACGAGCGGCACCGGCACCAACGGCTCTGCGGTTGCCGCCGACACCGCCGTCCTTCTCTTCAACCCGGAGTCCTCGCCGAGCAGCATCAAGCTCACCGCCGGCTCGCCGCACACCGTCACCTTGGCCGTCTGGCTGCCGACGAGCGCGTCGATCACCGCGAACTCGGTCTGCGTGCTCTCGATCGACCACGCCGAGGACTCCGGCGCGGGGCTCTACTTCACGATGCGCCGCAACGCCGACAACTACTGGTACAACGCGGGCAGCAACTCGTGGCAGGCGAGCGAGATCCAGAACACGCTATCCAACGTGACGAGCCCGAACGAGGCGAGCCGCTACGTCTCGTCGCCGTTCTCCATCGGCGCGGCGAACTCGACAGTCCTCTTCGGGGTCGGCTTCCTCGGCGGCGGCACCGCCGGGCGCATCGGTCGTCTCTTCCACGCGCAGCTTGAGGTCGGCGGCTACGTCGGCACGCGCATCATCTCCGACGCCTCGTCCGTCACGCGCGGCGCAGCGACGCTCGCTTACGACGTGACGACCACCGCGAAGGTCTACGACCCGACGGTGGGCACCTTCTTCGCCGAGGTCATCCCGACGTGGAGCGCCTCGCAGCTCGGCGGCAGCGACAAGCGCTACGTCTACCACATGGAGACGAACGGCGGCGCGGACTACGACGCGCTCTACTACGACCGCGCGTCCTCGGCGTGGCGCTTCGAGCGCAAGGTCGGCGGCTCGACCTACATCGCCTCGCGCGCGGCCTCGCCCGTCGCCGGGACGACGTACCGGCTCGCTGCGCGCTGGACGAGCAGCGCTGGCGAGCTTGACCTTTCGGCCTACTCGATCAGCGTCTTCGTCGATGGCGCGAAGGGCACCGACGCGACGAGCGCTGCGCCGACCTTCACGAGCCCCGAGACGCTCCGCATCGGCAGCAACGGCTCCGGGGCGAGCCAGTTCGACGGGCGCATCCGCGAGCGCCGCGTCTTCCCGCACGCGCTCCTCGACGCCGAGATCGGTAGGCTCCCGTGATCCAGCGCGTGCAGATGAAGACGCACAAGCAGAGCCTCATCTCCGACTTCACCGTCACGCTCGATGCGCCCGTCACCGCTGGCAACCGCGTCGTCTTCCTCGTCGGCAACTACGCTTCCGACCTCGACGGCGAGACGTTCGCCGAGGATCTCACGCAGGCCGGCGGCACCGCGACCATCGGCACCGTGACGAAGGACGGCGTGCAGTCCGACGGCGACGTGGTCTACTCGACCGCGTTCTCGGTGCCGATCACGGGCAGCGGGACGCTCTCGCTCAACCTCGAGTTCAACACCGGCAATCAGACCGTGCTCGCGGTCATGGCCGAGTACAGCGGGATCGACAACGCCAGCCCGGTGGTCGGCTACGGTGGCTACACGACCTACGGCGCTTCGCCCTTCACGACCTCGGTGACGAGCCCAACGAACGGCGGGCTGTTCCTCGGCGTCCTCGGCCTGATCGAGGGCGGCGACATCTCGATTTACGAAGACGCACCGTACAACCTCCTCTTCGAGGAGGAGCACGGCGCGACCAATCACGTCGGGTCGTTCATCGAGCGTATCCCAACGGAGGAGACGACCGACACCGCGTCGTGGACACTGGGGCACGAGGTCAACTGGACGGCGCTGCTCGTCGTCTACCGCGCGGCGACTGGCGGCGAGGATGTGTCGTACACGCCGCCGGCCGTGGCGACCACGGTCGTTCTGGAGGAGCGGGTGGCGGCGACGGAGAGCCTCGCGCTCGCGACGGCCGACGACCTCACCGAGCAGGTGTCGTGGCTGCTGACGCAGGTGGCGCTGCTGACGGCGAGGGTCGACGCTCTCGGTGAGCGGACGAACACGCTCGCCGGTCTCTTCTTCGGCCACGCGCTGCTCGGGGCCGCGGCTGGCGTCACCGCGACCGCGACGCTGACGATCACGTCCGCGACTGCTACCCTTGGCGCGTCCTCGGGCGGGCTGTTCATCGGGCCAGCCACCGTCGAGGGCGCGGCGGCGCTCGACGCGACGAGTGACCTCGCGGCTGACGCGCAAACGGAGGCTCCCTGATGCCGTACTACTTCGCAGCCGGCGAGCACATGAACCTGCTGGGCCGGGCGAACGCGGTTGCGACCTCGCCGTCGGCGGCATCGTCCTTCCCGGTGGCGAACCTGTACGACTCGCGCCCGTCGCGCCCGACGCTGCTGGGCAGCAACGCGGCGAACCCCTCGATCACGTTCGACCTGACGGCCTTCGCGCCCTCGGGGCCGGGGACGAAGACGATCACCGTCCGCGCGGGCGAGCGGCGGCGGCTCACGTCGACGGGCACGACCTCGATCACCGTCCGCAACCTCGCCACGCTGAAGTACCTGACGAGCGGCGGCGCGTGGCAGACGGGCTCGACCACGTGCATGACGACGGCGACCTCGCTCGACTACCAGATCGAGAGCTTGACGGCGTGCCAGCAGCCGACGATGAGCCTCCAGATCGTCATCACGAACGGGACGAGCGTCGTCGATCACCCGCGCTGGAATGCCCTCGTCGTCGCGGGCCACAACCTCGACACCGGCCTGACGTGCGAGCTTCGGAGCAGCACCGACAACTTCTCCGGGTCGAACGTGCTGGAGGTGACGGGCACGATCCTGCGCCCGAGCTTCTACATGATCGACACGGGCGGCATCGCGAACCGCTACGGCCGCCTCCTGCTGACCGGGACGAACAGCGCGACGCCGTGGTTCGGCGAGGTCGTGCCGTGCTGGCTGGAGACGGCCGCGGGGATGCACATGGCGGCGGGCTACTCGCTCGCGTACAAGGAGCAGCAGATCCGCAACGAGAGCCGATGGGGGATCTCGAACGTCTACAACCTGCTACCGTCGCCGCTGCGCGTCGTCAGGCTCACCTTCCGCGCGACCAGCACCGCGGCGGCCGAGCTTCGCGACGGCATCGTGCTGCGCGGGCGCGGGGGCGCGCACCCGATGATCGTGGCCCCGATGTCGACCGAAGGGGTCGTCGTCTACGGCCGGCTGTCGGACTCGTGGACGGAGCGCCGCGTGCTGCCGACCGTCTTCGAGACGGACCTCGTCGTTTCCGAAGACCCGATCGTGGTCCCGCTGTCGTAGGAGGGAAAATGGAGAAGGTGTCGATCCGCTTCGAGAACGGCGTGCTCGACGTGCGCGACGAGACGGGGGCGCGCATCGCGACGCCGCGCGTGACGGTCTACCTCGTCACGGGCAACGACGTGCCCGTCGCGCTGCTCGACGTGGACGGGTTGAAGCGCGAGGTGCACGTCACCTCGTTCATGGTGCCTGCGGCCGCGCCCGTCATGGCACCGACGGAGACGGTGACGGAGGGCGCGCCGAAGGGAGCCAAGCGATGATGATGATGGGAGGCGGCTCGCGTTCACCGCGCTCGCGTTCGCGCTCGCCGCGGGCGCGTCGGCGCAGAGCACCTACCGCACCGTGACGGCGCTCGATGGCGTCTTCTGCCCCTCGCCGGACGCGACGGCGTGGTGGGCGATGAACTCGGGCGGGCAGGCGAAGGCGCGCTTCGGCATCACGCTGACGACGCGCGGGACGACCGGCCTCGCCGACGGCGACGACGCGGGGCTGCTGCTCGAGTCGAACAGCGGCGGGACCGGGACGCTGGCCTTCGACGCGACGATCAAGGTGAACTGGAAGTAGAAGGGGGTGGGAGGGGGGCGATCACCCGGCTGCCAACCGTGCTCGCCCCTGTTGGCCCGCCTCCTCCCGGCCCTGAGTCTGCCTGAGCAGCATGGGTCGGTCAAGAGGCTGCCCGCTCCCTCGCCGGTCCAACGTCAAGGGGCTAACGCGTTGGGTTCCCGGCTCGGGTTGCGCGGCGGCGGGCGCGCCGCTGCTCCATCACTCCTTGCGGCGCACGCCGGGCACATCGACGCCCGACGCGAGCGCGCGGTCGATGCGCTTCGCGACGACGGCGAGGTACTCGCGCGGCACCGCCGCCTGATCGACCACCTCCCACGTCCTCGGTTTGGTCCTGCGGTGTGGGGGGGGCGCGCCCACCTGCCGCTTCGCCCACGCGCGTAGACGGCAGCGGTCGGAGCAGAAGCGGCCGGTGGGGTGGGAAAACACCCTGACCAACCCGCACTCCGCGCACCCCCTCTTTTGGCTCTGGCGCACTGGATGGGGCTCCTTGTGATAGATCACTCACGTGTGGGGCATCCGACCCGCCAGAAGACCGTTAACGGTCCCTAGAATGGATTCTGGTGACGGGCCTAGACCTCAGTTTTCGGGCCTAGAGACAACCAAACGCGCCGTGTCGCTCGATTATCCTCTCGACCTGCGCCTCCAGCCCGCCCGCTCCGCCTCGGGCCTTCACCTCCCGCAGCAGCATCTGCAGGAGGGGGATGCGGGCGGCCGAGTAGTCGATGCGCGTCGGCACCTGCGCGTCGCGCTTCCGCTTCGCCCACTCGACGACGCCGAACGTCGTCTCCATCAGGCCGTCCCACCCGAGCGGATCCTCGGTGTAGCGCTTGTGGCAGGTCCGGCAGAGGCACCAAGCGTTCGTCTCGTCGATGCGGCAGGACTCGTACCTGCGCGAGATGAGGTGCGCACATTGCGTGAAGAGGTTCGACCTGCAGAGGCGGCAGCGGTTGCCATCGCGGACGCGGATGTAGAGGGCAAACGTGTCGTCGGCGAGCTTCTTCTCGGAGCGCCACGCCTTGAGCGCGGCGGCCCGGCCCCAACCGCGGCTGCGCGCGATCGGCCGGCGCGGCTTCGGGCCTCGCCGCGCCGGTTTCGGGATCGCCGTCAACGGAGCCGCCGGACGCGACGCTCGCGGTCCAGCGGAAACAGGTCGGGCTCGGCTGGCGCGACGATCTTGCGCCACGACGGCGCTCCCGAGGCGAGCGGGGGCGGCGGCTCGACCTGCGGGGGATAGGTCCACGAGGCGAGCGGGGGCGGCGGCTCGTGGACCTGCGGGCGATAGATCCACCAGTAACCCTCGGAGTCGACCCAGCCGGCCGTATCGACGGCCGTGCCCCCCGAGGAGGAGTCGCACCAGCCGCTCGTGCCGCCGTAGGAGGTCGGATCGCTCGTCGTTGTCGATGGGTAGCTCAATGCCATCTCCCCCCCTGCGTCTCCGCTGCCAGCATGTTCGCTTCCCAGCCGAGACGCTGAAGCTTTTGCGCGCGTTCGATGACACGGCGCACCTGCTCGGTCGAGGCCGCCGTCTTCGGCTCACCGACCACGCGGAGGTATTCGATGAGCACCAGCGCCTCTGCGCGCATGAGCCCGTAGTCTCCGTAGATCGTCGTGGCCTTCATCATTGGTCCCGAGCCGCTATCTTACCGGGGGCGTCAAGGGGCCGGCGCGGGCCGACGACGACGTTGTGCCGGCACCACCAGCAGGGCTGCGGCGTAGCGGGCGCATCGTCGACGCGCATGATCTGGCCGCGCTTGCACTGCGGGCAGAAGACGGCGACGACGTGTAGCATCGGGCCGGTCATTCGCAGCCTCCCGGCACGACGGCCATGCCGATCCCGCCCCTGCTGTCGCGGCTGGCCCTGACGTAGATCAGGTCGTGCGTGACCGTGTCGCACATCACCTCGATGCCGCGCTCCTCGGAGATGAGGCGAAGGCGCTGCTGCTTGACCTCCTCGGCAGGACTGTTGCCGCCCATCAGCGCCGTCAAGAGGACGGCCGCAAGCAGGCCGACGCTCGCCACGACAACGAGCCACTCCACCACCGTGAGGCCGCGCTGCCGATGCTGGCTCGCGTTCGGGCACGTCGAGAAGTGCGACTCGTACCGCGGGCCGGTGTACGGATCGCGCGGGCCGATGAAGATCGCGATCGGCGTGTCGTCGTCGTTCCCGGGCTCGAGGATGAACTTGCCGCCGCCGACCGGCTCGGCATCGACCGGCATCCGCTTCCCGCTTCTCTGCGTCTGCGTCCAGATGACCTCGGCACCGCAGGAGCGGCACGCGCGCTTCGGCCAGTTGTCTTCGCTCATGGAATGCGTTCCATCCTCTCTACCGGGACGAGGTAGACCATGTCGCTGTCGAGCGCGTCGTCCCGTCCCACGCGCTCGCGCCTCACCGGATGCCCCGAGAGCAGGCGCACGCTTTCTACGTCCATCGCGCGCATCTCCCCGTCGGCCCACTCGACGACGAAGAGGCCGGGGCACTCGTAGATCCCCGACCAGTGCGTCAGCGCGCGGACCTTCCGCTCCTCGGCCCACACCGTCGGGTACGCGGTCGAGCCGTTGTCGCGGCACTTCACTTCGATGACCTCCTCCGGGCGGCGCGTCTTCGGATCGCGCAGCACGAAGTCGATCGGTGCGAACGAGCCGCCGGGCGCTGGCTCGAGCATCAGGCCGCGCGCCCGGGCGTAGCGCTCAGCGGCGCGGCGCTGGCGCTCGTCCGTCTTCTTCGTCGAGCGCTTAGGCATCGGAATGGCTCGGGGGGCGGAAGCGACCTCGGTTGAAGCACGTGTCGTCGAAGAAGTCGGGGTGCTGCGCCAGCCACTCAGCGACGACGATCTCGCGCGTGGCCACCCGCTCGCAATTCCACGGGACGTACTCCTCGCGGATCACCGCGCAGAGGGCGGCGGCTGCCTCTTGCACGCGGGTGGTCGGCTCGGTGGGCTCTTCGCCGCCGTTGTGCTCCTCGTCGAGCGCCTCGTAGATCCTTTCAAGGATCGTGTCCGGGTCGAGGATGTGGTCGGCGACGAGCGGCGCGCGCTTGTATCCGTACACGGTGATCCGCTCGGGCAGCCGCTTCACCTGCTCCTCGCGTGGGAGCGGCGTCCACTTGCCATCGATCCACTTCGGCGGGTCGCAGTAGTTGTCGAGGTAGTCCTCGATGCACTCGTCCGGGTCGCTGTGGCTCAGCCCCTCGGGCGCGTCGTCGCACGTCCAGAGCATGGCCTCGTCTTCAATCTCCATGTCGCCCCCCTCCCGCAGAGCGTCCCGCTCGGCCTCGACCTTCGCAAGCAATGCCGTGCACTTGTCGTGTACATCATCAGGAACTACCGCCACGGTCCCCTCCCTCCAGAGCAGCGCGAGATTCATCCCATGCAGCAAGGGCACCACGCAACAAAGCCGGCAATGGATTGTCCCGATGCTCTCCGTATTGCTCGATAGATGTCAGCTTGTCATAGGCCCATCGAGCGGTTGTTGCTAGTTGCTCCGCACCCGCTAACGCCTCCCTCAGCGCGTCCCGCTCGGCCTCTACTTCGCGGAGCTTGGCCTCCAGCACCGCATACCCGCCGGCCTGCTTGAAACCACAGGCGCAAGAGTCGGAATCCTCTCCATCACAGCCGGGCTTGTGCCCTGCGCGCATGACCTCGCGGAGCAGCGCCTCGGCCGTCTCGGCGCGCTGCTCGGCCGCCTCCAGCATTCGGTGGAATGAGCACGCGCAGTCAGGTCCGTGCTCCGGGTCGTCACACGCTTCGGCGTTGACCGCTGCCTTGAGTAGCCCGTACTGCTCCCGCTCGGCCAGAAGGACGCGCAGGGTTTCGGCGTCTGCGTCCCGCCCGTCAAGCGGGTGCTCCTCGTGTAGACGATCAAACCACTCGGCGATTTCCCCCGCCCTCTTGGCCGCCTCGTCTGGCGTCATCTCAGCCACGCTGCACCTCGGAAAGTAGGTCGGCTAACGAGACGAATTGATGCTCTGGCCATGCATCCTTGTCGGTGTGTCCGCGCCATCGCTCTGCCCGGAGACAGAAGCGCGACTTGGTGCCATCGGTTTCGACGTAGAAACACGGCGGGCCGCCGTTGGACACTACCTGTCCCCAATCGCACTCTTTCGCCAGCTCCGCGTACGTCGGCTTGTCGTCCTCTCTCATTCCCAACCTCCCTTGCGTGTTCCACAGCAGACGGCACCGCTCGGAGCAGACCGCCTGCCGGCCGTGCATCACCGAGAAACCCATCTCGATCCGCTGTGCCCTGGTCATCGGCTTCCGGCACCACATGCAGAACCTGTCCACTGCGGTCATCTTGCCACGGCCCTTCGGAGCGGCAGGCTCCGGGGCGATCCGCTTGCCTGTGAGCCGGTCGGTCTCGTCACGGCTCGGCAGGATGCGATCCTTGAGATCGTGGAGAGCCAGCGCCCGTGCGACGCCGGGAGGCCTGTTGCAGCCGCGCCCCTTACGGCAGTTGTCACACCCGCCGGCACCGTGCGCCGGATGCGTGCAGAAGCAGCACTCACCCACGGTCCCCTCCCTTCAGAGCAGCGTGAGCCTTCGCAAGAGCAGCGTCGGCACGGCGAATTTCAGGGCTCGCCTGCTCTGTTCCGCCAAGGCGGTGATCACTGATGTAGTAGGCGCGAAAATCCTTGAGTGCCTCGACCGCACCGGCTAGCGCCTCCCGCAGCGCGCCCCGCTCGGCCTCGGTGTCGCGGAGCTTGGCCTCCATCGCGCGCAGCTCGCTTTGGCACCCGTCATGTACGTCATCGGGAACTATTGCCACGGCCCCCTCCCCTTCAGAGCATCTCGTTCAGAGTCGGATCGAGTAGCACCGCCATGATCTCTGGCAGCGCCTCTCGCAGCGCGTCCCGCTCGGCAATTACTCCATCGAGATACTGGCAGTTCACGTCCCGCTGGACCAGCAGCGCGTCCCGCTCAGCCTCGACCTCGCGGAGCCGGGCCTCGGCAGCGTCGCGCTGCTCTGCGAGAAGCCCCACGGAGGTCTCGCGGGTCTCGCGCAGCCGTACTCTCTCAACGAGAAGGATACGCAGGGCCTCGGCCGTGGCCTGCTCCTCTCGCATCTGCACGTCGGTGTCGGCCGCGAGCGCCCACTGCGTGAGCCACTCCGCGTGCCTCTCAACGAGCTTGGCCGCCTCGTCTGGCGTCATCACAGTCCTCCGTCGTGCAGGCCATCGTCCTGCGGGATCACGAGAATGCTCGCCAGCGAGCGCGCCGGCGAGTCGGTGTAGTGCTCGGCGTTGTTGTAGGCGGCGATCAGCCGCTTCTCGTAGCGGCGTAGCGCCTCGGCGTGCGGATTCGACGGGACGACGACGGTCAGGCCGCCGTCGTCACTGAGGTAGCGCGCGTCGGTCGGCGAGAGCCACGTCCGCTTGAGGTGCGGCGGCATATCGACGCGCTCGCACGCTTCGCGCCACCGCTTCTGCACGGCCGGGATCGCGGGCGGGAGCTTCGGCTTCGGCGATGGCTTCGGCGGCGGCACCTTCACCCACGCGCCGAGACGGCGCGCGAACGCCGACGGGCTCACGAAGCGAGGCTCTGTCTCCGCGAGGTAGTGCTTCCAGCCAACGAGCAGCGCCTCCTCGCCGATGCGGTCGTGCGGCTTCTTGAACTCTCTGGCCATCTGCTCCCACGGTGGCTCACCTCCAACCGCCGCGAGCCATGCCTCACCGTAGGGGGTCAGCCACGTCGTCTTCTTAGGAGAAGGAGAAGGGGAAGGGGAAGGAGAAGGAGAAGGAGAAGGAGAAGGAGAAGGAGATGGAGGGGGGGTTAGACCCCCGTCTTGGGGGGGTTTCCCCCGCGGCCTCCCACCGAGCACACCGAAGGGACCCCCGAGGAAGCCGAACTGCTTACCGAGGTGCCCGCTCTTGCGACCGACATCAGCGATGTGCTCGCGGCGCTCGTGGATCGTCGCTAACTCTCTCAGCACGCGAGAGTTGTGCAGCACGATCTCATCGAGCGGGATTGGCCTACCCGACGGCTCAGAGACGAACGGCGGGGCCAGCGGCGTGCCATCTTTGGTCTCGGCGATGAGGCTCCCGAGCGAGCAGCACGCCTCGACGCAGCGCAGCACCTCAGCCTCACTGAAAGCCAGCAGGTCGACGAGCGCGTCAGCGACGATAACCCCCCCCTGCATGTAGAGCACGTCGAGGGCCTCGCGGTAGAAGACGCGCAGCGCGAGGTCGTTGGAGCGGATCGCGCGAGCGCGCGTGCGGCTCCCGAGAAAATCTGCCGGTGCCCACGGAATGATGTGGACCGGAGCGGACGACTGACGTGGTATCTTGCTCATGTCGGCCGGCACCTCCATGCCGGACGGCGCGCCCGCAAGCAACCGGCCCCCGCGCAGCCCATCTGCCGGGGGCCGGCGTCTTGTTGTGCCGCCAGCGGGGATGCTACTTCGTGTCGTCCCTCGATTCGACCACCGCGCCGGCCGTGAACGACGCGAGCGACAGCCCGGCCGCGGCCGGCGAGCCGCCGTCGATCGCCTGCTGCACCTCGGCGGGCAGCATGAGTTCCTGCCCGACGCCGGCCTCCGCGAGTTCGTCGAGCGCGATCGCCTGCTGCAGCGACGGGCGCTCGACCGCGCGCGGGGCGAGCTTGGCGGCCTTGCGGATGACCGTCTTGAGCGCCATCGCGTCGAAGTTCGACGCCCACACGCTGTCGGCTCCCTCGCGGCCGTAACGCTCGCGGTGCTGCTGCACCTCGCTCACCCACATGAAGGCGCGGCGGCGACCGCCGTTCTTCATCTCGATGATCGCGTAGTAGGCGACGGCCGGCCCCGGGTCGAGCGCCTCCTTCTCGGCGGCCGTGAGCTTCGAGCCCTCGCCGCCCACCTTCGCCAGCAACTCGACGGGCGGGACGTAGGGGACGTGCTTGATCGCCTCGGTGTCGCCGCGCGTGAACTCGATCGTGTCCTTCGCGTGGACGACGACCTCGGAGAGCGAGGCGATCTGCTCGCTCTCCCACATGAGCTTGACGAGTCCCTTGTAGCCGACGACCAGCGTCGCCTCGACCGTGCCCTTGCGGCGGTTGTTGAACGGCAGGATGAACGCCTCGCCGAGGTGCCCGCCGATCTCCAGCCCGATCTGAGCCGCCGTGAAGACGGCCCCGAGGAAGGACTGCGGGTTGCACTCCAGCAGCTTCGGGTTGCGGCGGATCTCGGTCAGCACGACGCGCGAGAAGCGGTCCGCGTCCATCGAGCGCGGCAGCGCCGCGCGCAGCTGTGGCTTCAGCTTCTCCAGCGTCGCGATCATCTTCTCGTCCGGCTTCACCAGCGTCTTCGTCTCGCTCATGCCTTCTCCTTGTGCCCGTCGATGAGGTGCCTGAAGTGGCACCGCTTGCAGACCCGTCGCCCGCAAGCGGTGCACGTCAGGACCTCGATGATGAGCCGCCGCCCCTCGTCGTGCAGCTCGTTCGCGCCGCAGTCGGCGCATCTCTCCCGAGGGCGCGAGAGCCGCCCACTTCACGCCGTAGTCGATCATTATCCTAGGCGCTACGCCGCGGCGGGGTCCGATGCTGCTTGGCGTCGAGCGCGTTGCGCACCATGCGGCGCAGCTTGTCCCAGTTGAAATTGCTCCGAGCTTCGCCCTTGTCCTTCTGCTTCAGCCACGGCAGCGAGTGCAGCGCGTCGATCTCGTCTTTCGTGAAGCGCCGCCCACCCCGGTGGAAGGTGGCCTCAGCCACGACGAGCGCCGGCTCGCGGTAGATCCGCTGGTCGGCGAACACCTCGCACACGTTCAGCAGAGCGCAGCAGCCCATCGTTCGCTGCACCTTGGTCTTGACCTCCGTGGCCTCCAGCACGCGCGGATACACCTTGGAGGCGATCTCCCCCGTCGCCCCCGTGAAGATCACCGAGGCCGCGAGGTCGGCCTTGATGTGGCCCAAGGTGTCGTCACCGCGCAGCCCGCCCGACTTCTGCCACGAGATCTGAGGCAGCGTGGTGGAATGCATCTCGCGGACGGCCGTTGCGATGAGGCCGTCGTGAGCGCGGACCAATTCGACCTTGGTCACTTCCTTCCCGCCGCCGTTGATCCAGCAGAACAGGCCGCGTTCGATCTCGCGCGTGGTCGTGCCGGGAACGATCACGACCCATAGCGGCGTCCCCTCCGCGATGGCGCACAGACGACGCCCGTTGCCGTCGATGCAGTAGTCGCCGTCGGCGCGCCGGCCCACTATGACGTACGGCAGCCACTTCCGCTCGGAGAGCGGCCCGTAGCGGGCGCGGATGAGGGCGATCTCCTTCTCGGACCTGTCGCGCTGGTATCCGCCGTCGCGAGCGTAGTCCACGTTCAGGGCCGCCAGCTGCTCCAGCGTCATCAAACGAACCTCACCCGGCTGAATCGTATTGTTCATCAGGCACCTCCATGCCTTCCCGCGTGCTGCTCTCTCTCATCGCTTGCGCCCGAGCGCGAACTTGCACTCGGACCAGTACTCGCAGAACTTCTCGCTGCACCACCACGCATCCGGGTTCGCGGGCACGAACGCGCCGGCCTCGACCATGCGGATGCTCGCGTCGATCCTCGCGGCGACGGCATTGAGGTCTTCGAGCGAGCGCGTGCCCGTCTGCGTCACCGTCACGACCCCCTGCCGCGAGTTGACGAGCGTCGTCAGGCGCACGCGGTCGGGCGGCTTCCCTGTCTGCGCCGCGCGCAGCAGCGAGTACATCGTCAGCTGCTGATTGGAGTCGATCGCGTCCTCGCGGGGGCGCTTGTCGCTCGTCTTGAGGTCGTGGACGACCTCGATGTTGACGCCCCTCACGCGGCGCTCGGGCTCCTCGGCGAACGGGTCGAGGGCCGGCGCGGGCTCCTCGCCGACGAGGTCGATGATGCCGAGGATCTCGACATCGAGCCCCGCCGGCTTGATCGTCAGCGAGCGCTCGACAGCCAGCGGATCGACGCCGCGCGCGACCTTGCCGACGTAGTAGCCCGCCATTCGCACCGCCGTGTCCTTCTCCTCGCCGGCCACCTTCTCGACGCCGACCGCCTTCTCGTCGTCGCTCCACGCGACGCCGTACTCCTTGACCGAGTGGTCGAACTCGGTCGCGGCCACGTCCTTCGCCTCCTCGTCCGACAGCACGGCATCGAGGTAGACCTCGCGCGGGTCGCCGCGCTCCTTGCCGGCCAGCTGCCGGACGTGCGACTTGCCGGCGACCTTGTGGACGGCGATGCCGCGCTTGGCGCGGATGCCGCTCGGCCGGAAGTCGCGCTCGATGTACTTGCGGCGAAAGCGCTCGCCGCACTGCTGCGCGGTGTACAGCATCGAGTTCGACCAGCGCCTCATGGTGCCTCCCATAGCGCCTCGGTGCTGCGGCGCTCGATCTCGTGGTAGTCGTCGGTGGTGATGACGGTGGCGCACGGGCGGCTCGCGCTCACCATCGTCGTCAGCGCGATGCGCCGCGCCTCCTCGATGGTGTCGGCGAACGCGACCGTCACCGGCGGATAGCGGCCCTCCTCGAGCCGGACGCGCAGTCTCATGCACCCTCCTTTCTGAGCAGTTCGCGCGCTCTCTGGTATTCGGGTCTGGCCTGATCGCTCGCCATCGCGATCGATCGCCGCCGCCACTCCGTCGTTGGCATGTGGGTATCGAAGTAGGCGCAGCCGAACGGGGCAATGTCGTGGATGAGGCAGCGATCCGCGGCGAGAAAGATGCACCGGCCGTTCACGCGACGCGGCGTGATTGTCGGGACGCGGATGAAGCGCAAGCGGCCGTTGATCACCGCTCCATAGATGCCGCCCTCCGACTGGACGAGCGTGTCGCCCGCGTTGATTCCGGCCTCGCGGAGCCGCTCCAAGTCGGAGAGGATCAGCGGTCCGGGCTTGCGCTTGCAGCATTCGACACACTTTTGGCACGCGCACGTCGTCCGCTCGAAGCTGATCATGTCGTCGCCTCCGGTAGCGCGCACTCGGGGCCGTAGGTCACCTGCCCGTTGAGCCCGAGCAGCGCGCGCTGCATCGTGAAGGGACCGCCCGCCATCGGAAGCGCGGCGAGGTCGCCGCAGTAGAGCGAGCAAACGAGCCCTGACTCCTTGAGCCGGATGAGCCAGCAGGGGCGGCCGGTGCCGTCGTTTAGCCGGCGCAGGAGCCACCTCTCGATGTCGGCGAGCGGCGGGGGGCTGTGCGGATTGACAGGGCGGCAATCGAGCTTAGGCGTCGATGTCGTCATTGCCGCGCTCCCTCCTGATGTCGTTGAGGAGGAGCGTCGGGCTGTCCTTCGCGTCCGTCACCAGCACCTCCAGCGTGTCGAGCCTGTAGGTGGGGAGCGGCACAGCGCCCGTCTCGTACTGCGAGAGGGTTGCCTCGCTGACGCACATCTTCTCGGCCATCCCCCCCTGCGTTAGGCCGAGAAACTTCCTGACGCGACGAAGCAGTTCGCCGCGGTTGTTGTTGGGCTTTGCCACAGAACCCCCCCTACTTGTTGATGTTGACCTTGCGGACGACCTCGTCGACGAGCGGTTCGAGTTCCGCGCTGATCTCCTGCATCACCACCGAGACGCGCTCTCGGGCGTCCGTCTCCGTCCGCAGCACCTCAGCGTCGATCCCGTCCAGCGCGGCCTTTGCCTTGTCGACCAGCGTCGCCAGCTCCTCGAAGCCGGTCACGTCCTGCAGCCTGTAGTCGGAAAGGAACTGCTTCATCCTCTCGACCACCGACTGCCGCAGGATGCGCTTCGTGCCGTCCTCGGATGGGATGATGGCAGCCTTCAGCCGGGTGATGAAGTCGTTCAGGGTGGTGGCGTAGGTGGAGCGGATCTGATCGACCGCGTCGGCCCACATTGCCTTCGCCTTCTCGCGCTCAGCCTCGAAGACGGCGACGCTGATGGACTTGAGGCTGGTGGGCACCTCGAAGCGAAGCCAGCTGTGCCGGATGAGGGTCGCCTCGCGGATGGACGACAGGGTGGGGTAGTCGGCGGGGTCGAACAGGCCGAGGGGCGAGAGGCGAGCCTCGTCCTCGCGGAGGATCTCCTCCCACCGCGGCTCCAGCGCGGAGAACAGCTCGGAGATCCGCACCCGCGCCCTCGCCAGCTCCCCCTCGACCCACTCCACCTTGGTGACGGGGTAGAGGTACAGGCCGCCCTTGAGGAAGCGGACGGGCAGGGCGGAGCTGCGGATGAGCCAGCGGGTGTCCTCGATCTGCTTGATGATCGCGGCCACCTCGGGGACTCGCAGTAGCTCTTTCGAGACGTACAGTTCGTCGGCCCCCTCGCGCTGGGCCGCCTCGTCGGTCGAGAGGGCGGAGGCCATCTTGATGACCTGCTCGCGCTTGACGCGGGCGCTGGTGCGAATGGCGTGTGCGGTGAGGTTGAGGACGAACGTCCCCTCAGCAACGCGCTCTGTCGGGGTGAGGGTGGCGGGCTCGGGCTTCCTCGTGGACGTGGACGGCTTCTTCTTCGTCATCGTCTCTCTCCTTTCAGTTCTTCGAGTGCTCGTGGTTGTGGGCGTGCGCGTGCGCGTGGTCGGTGCGGCGGTGGACGGTCGTGTCGCCGGCCATGAGCCCCTCGACACCCTTGACGAGCGCGTCGGCCGAGGCGTGGTTCGCGCCGCTGATGCGCGGGCTCGTGATGCGGACGGTGCCGTCATCCAGCACCCTGAACGTGATCTTGTCTTCCATGTCAGTCTCTCCCCCGCCGCTGCTCGCGGCGCAGCCTCTCGATGGTCCGGCGGTCCTCCTCGTACTCGACGCGCGCCATGAAGTGACCGACGAGCACGCCGATCGCGATCGCGACGACGAGCCAAGCGGTGAGGTAGCCGAGCGCCAGCCAGACGCTCATGCGAAGCTCCGGCGCGTGGCCTCGATGTCGCCGTCGGCCTTGAAGCGCAGCTGCCAGCCCTGCCGCTTCGCCGTCTGGATGATCGACTGCTTGGCGTAGGCTTTCGCCAGCGCGCTCGTCTCCGCGCTCGCATCGACGTTGCCGTAGAGGGTCAGCTTGCCGGCAGCCCACTCGCCGCGCAGGCTGTCGCGGCTCACCCCGATCGTCCCGGCGCGCGTCACCACGGCGTAGTAGCCGAGCGAGCGCAGCGCCTCGGCCATCGTCTCGACGTTCGCGGCTGGAGCCTTGAGCGTCGTCGTTCTCACCTGATCGCACGGCATCTCGCACCTCCCTACTTGAGCCTCACCCTGCGTTCACCGTCCATCGGGAACACGGCGTCGGCCGTCACATCCCGCCGGTCGTTGCGCGGATCGGATGCCGCGCGAGCGACCGGCCTTCGCAGCGCGCCGTAGCCCCTGCGGTCCTCGACGACGACGTAGCCGCCGTTGCGCTTCTCCTCGACCTTCTGGACCAGCGCCCACAAGGCATAGCCGACCGTGTCGCACTCCTCGACCTTCTCCTGCCCGACGGAGCCGCGCCGGCCCCACCGAAAGGAGAGCTGGGCGGTACCGTCGGGGTTCTCGTAGGCCTCTGCGAGGTAGAACTTGTCGGACGAGCCGGCCTTGAACTCCAGCCGCACGCGCCGGAGGAGGATCACGACTCGCGGCGCACGCGACGCTCGCCGCCCTCCGGCGCGATGGCGCGCGTGTAGGTACCCGGGCGGTTCGCCGAAAGGAACCGGCCCTCGGCCAGCGTGCGGAGCGCCTCGATGCTGTTCGGGTCGCTCTGGCTGACGGGCACGACGTAGGACGCGGCCTCGGCGAGCGGGATGTCGAGGCGCGAGGCGATGCGGCAGCAGTTGCGGATCTCCGCGCCCGTCCAGCCCTCGTCGAAGGTGACGCCGGCCGGCGAAGCGCTGAGGCCGTGCGCGGCGATCTGGAGCTTCCAGATCGCGAGGCGCTCCTGCGCGTCGGGGAGGTCGAAGTACCAGATGCCGTTCGTGAAGCGACGGCGCAGCTCGGGCGGCAGCGAGTCGAGGCGGTTGCAGGTGGCGACGACGAGCGCGCGGCCCGCGGCCACGCCGTTCGCCACCTTGAACGCCTGCCGGATCGCGCCCTCGGAGTCGCCGACGTAGCGGCCCTTCATCGCGCCGAAGTCGAACTGAAGCAGCGGCAGCTTCGCGCTGACGGCCAGCGCGCGGGCGAACATCGTCTTGCCGCATCCCGGGGGCGACACGCAGATCAGGCCGTCGTGCCCGTTGTCCTCCATCTCGCGCAGCAGCACGCCGAGGTAGTCGGCCGAGACGCCCGAGGAGTCGCCGCCAGAGCCCGAGCCGGCCATGTACTTCTCGATCTCGTCGACGAGGTAGAGGGCGCGGGGCGGCTGCTTGCCGGCGACGACGCGCCGGCCGTAGGTGCAGATCGCGGCGTTGCCGCCGATGTCGTCGAGCGACGGGCCGGTGCGCTGGAGGCTGAGCCCCTTCGTCTGGCTGATCTGCGTTCGCTTGCGCTCCCACAGCGAGTCGAGGTCGATGCCGACCTTGCGGAGCGACATCGCGGTCACCTGCTCGCAGCCGAAGAGGCTCAGCCCGCGCGTCGCGTCGACCGCGCGGTCGAGCACGTCGTCGGGCACCGCGAGGCCGTTCGCCGAGGAGAGCTTCGCGATCTTCTCGCGCAGCGCCGCGTCGGTCGGGATCGGGTCGTCGATGACGACCACGTCCTGCTGAAGCTCGGCGGGCAGGTCGAAGGCGGGGCCGAGCAGGATGAGCGTGCGGCCCGTCAGCTTGTTCGTGTCGCGCAGCGCCAGCACCGCGGTCGAGAAGAAGGCGTCCTGCACGAAGCGGTGAGCGTTGAGGGCGAAGAACTGGGAGTCGTCGGGCAGCCGGCCCGCCACCTCGAGGGCCGTCTGCGGGTTGGCCGTCTCCATCGCGCGTTGGGCGTCGTCGGCCCACTTCGACTTGCAGAACGTCTTCGCCGTCTCGTTGAGCGGGATGATCCCGCGCACGGCGTCCCACGCGAGCTTGGGCGCGCCGTTGCTCGCCTTGCAGATGGCCGACACGGCAGCCTGCTGGTCCGTCGTCGTCACGGCCAGCAGCGGCGTCCCGGCGTCCCTCGCGTCCTGCACGACCTCGATCAGCGTCCTCATGTCAGGTCTCCTTCTCTTTGCCCTTGGCCTTTTCTGCCCTCGCGGCGGCCAGCCTTCGGCGCTTGACCCGCCTGAGCAGTGCGCTTCCGCCGAGGTTGAGCATCACGTCACGGAGGCTGTTGGCGTCGAGCGCGTCGCGGAGCTTGTCCTTTCTCGGCGGCGACATCACGACTCACCCTTGCCGTCATCTGTGATCGGGGTGATCGTCTCGGCCACCTTCGCGATGACCCGCTCCGTCGCCTCGCGCACCTTCGCGTCGACCTTGTCCATCTCCTGCTTCCTGAGCACCGCCGCGCTGCCCATCAAGTCGGCGAGCGCCTGTAGCGCCTTCTGCATGTCCTCCACGTCCCCGCTCGCCACCGCCGCCTCGACGCGCTTCGCGGCCGCGCGCGCCTCGGGGGGCAGCATGATGTCGAGGTCGTTGCCTCCCTCGGGCGTCAACACCTGCACCTTGACGTCGAGGATGTCGATGAGCTTGTGCACGAGGTGGGTCGGCAGCTTGGCGATGCGGGCGTTGATGATCAGGTGCAGCGCGAGCCCGCCCAATGCCTCGGGGGGCATGATCCGGCCCTGCTTCAGGATGTGGATGAACGGCTTTTGCAGCCCATCCGCGACCTGAAGCATCTGCTGGTAGTTCGGTTCGAACTCGCTATTCGTCATGTCAGGCCTCCTTGCTGGCGTCGAGCCAGAGCGCGTACTCGTCGAGGATCCACGTCTTCAGCCGGCGCGTGCGCGCGCCGTACTCCGCGCCCTCGGCGTCGGCGCGGAGGAGGTCAAAGTAGCGGCGGTCGATGCCGACCCCGAAGGCATGCGCCGGGAACGTGACGTAGCGGTTGCCGTCGGGCGAGCGCCTGATCGAGAAGCCGGCGAGCCTGAAGCCGTGGATCGGCGAGCCGGGCGAAGTGAAGTGCATCTCGGCCTCGGCCAGCATTTGCTCGGACTTCGTGCCGTCGTTCGGGGTGAAGGTCATCGTCACCGTCCTCATCGGATCACCCCGCCGAAGACGCCCGGGAAGAAGATCGCGGTCGTCTCGCCGTCGAGCGAGGTCACGCGCACCTTGCCGGACGAGCCGCCGCCGGCCGGCTGCGCGACGCCGCTGAAGACCCACTCGTTGCCCATGAAGTCGAGCATCCGCGCGCCGACCCCGACCTCGATCTCGTTGATGTAGAAGTTCTGCTCGCTCATCGGTTCTCCTCCAGCGCTTCGTTGAGCGCTCCTGCCATCTCCTGCACCAGCATCGCCTTCGTCTGCACCTCGCCGCGGACGTTCTTGATCGCGGTGTCCCAGCGGCCCTCGCTCAGTTCGTGCCGCGCGAGGTCGGCGACCTGCTCCAACTCGCGCAGCGCGTCGTTGAAGTTGAGCAGGTGCTGCGAGAGCGGCGTGCGCCTCGGCGTCGGAACGTAGCGTCCGTCGTCCATCTACTCCTCCTCTTCTTCGTCGTTCCACGGCCGCGCCGCGCAGCGCGGGCAAACGATATAGGTCACGATGTCGGGGGCGGGGCCGCGCTCGGGGTCGCCCGGGTCGAGGTCGACCGTCTTCTCGACCAGCTGCGCCCACTCCCGGCACCGATCGCAGCGGCTCTCGCCTGCGAGGTGGTGAGTGATCGCCGCGCGGACGGCCCGCATTGCCTCTTCCTCCTGCTCCGGGGAGAGGGACACGTCAATCACCCCCAGCACGGCGTCGACGATCTCGGCCGTCTGAACCTCTCGCTTCTCGTCTTCGGTCAGCATGTCAGGTCCCCTTCTGTTGGAGCGCGTTGGCTCCGGGCGCAGCGACGACCTGATGCGCTGGTCGTCGCTGGCCCGCAACCGCTACGCGCGGATGCCGCGCGACGGCGCGCCGCGTCGGGCCTTGCCGCCGAACGGCACCCGGTTGCGGCGGGCCTTGCAGGCGGCCTCGATCTTCTCGGCCACGTCGAACAACAACGGCGTGTCGTGCGTCGGCGCGCCGCGCTGGAGGTCGATGGGCTGGGCGACCAGCACGCCGTCCTCGTTCAGCGTCGGCGGGGTCGGCGGGTGCAGCTTGCGGATGCGTCGGGCGACGCGCGCGAGGTCAGCGAAGATGTCGCGCTCCTCTTCCGTCTGCCGGCCGCTCGGCGTGGTGCTTCGCGTGTTTCCGTGTTCCATGGCGAGGCTATGGTTGGGCACGCTCCCGGGAGATATTTCTCCCGGGGTGCCGGAATTACTTCCCGAGATTCAGCTGCTGGCGGGGCGCGGCGGGCTTCGGCGGGATCGGGCGCAGCCAGAAGGCCGTGCCGCTCGCCGCGTGCTTGATCTTGACCGTCGGGTGGGGCTCGTGCGGGCCGAGGACGAGCCTCCCGCAGATCGGGCAGTGGTTCTTCTTCGACATGTCAGGCCTCCTTGTGCTCACAGGCCCCGCACGCGCAGTCGCGGGGGTTCGCCGTCTTGTCCTTGATCGCCGGGCAGCGCTGCACCGTGCCCGACCCCCTGCACGCCTTGTAGGCCAACGCCGGCTTGCGCGCCCACAGGTTGATCGACCCGTGCTGCTGGAGCGTGCCGTCGTCGAGGATGTCGATCCAGCGGCGGCAGCGGCGGCAGCGTGTCTGCGTCTTCGGCGTCGCGCCCATCACAGCCTCCGCATCAGGTAGTTGTACGCGCCGGAGCAGGCCGCGTAGCCGTCCATGCTGTCAAAGAAGCCTTCGATGCTCGTCACGCCCGGCCCCTTGCGGGCTTCGATGAGCGCGAGGTCAACGAGCTTGATCTTCAGGTTGCTCAGCAGGCGCATGGCGTCGAGCGCGCTCTCCGCCTCCCACTCGGCGCGAGCGCGGCTCGCGCTGGCGTGGCAGTCGGGACAACGGCCGTGGTCGTCGTCGAGGTCGAGCAGCGGGGTGAGCTTCCCGCAGTCGAGGCAGTTGTCGGTGTCGTTTGCCATGTCAGGTCTCCTTAGAGCCACGGGTGGTGGTTGGATCAGAACTGCCAGAGCCGCGCCTCGCCCTTCCGCTGGACGAGCCGCGGTGCCGTCTGCGTGCAGAGGGCGCGGTCGGCGGCGGCGGTTGTCGGCTTGGGCACTCGCCCCCAGGCCCCGTAATTGGCGAGGCTTGCGGCGAGCGATGGCAGCGTGCTACCCAGCCGCCTCATGCGCTTCGTCGTCATCGTGTTCGGCACGGGGGGTCAGACCTCGTCGAAGGCCGATGCCGGCTGGCTGTCCTCCAGCGTTCCCTCGACCGAGGCGTCGCACTCGGAGCAGATGACGCGGTAGAGGAGGCTGTAGCCGATGAGGTTCTTGGAGCCAGCCCACGCTGAGGTGATCTCGGACGAGACCTCCTCCACCTCGAGGCTGTGGCTGTGGTCGTGGTCTTCAGCCGGGATGTCGGCCGGGTTGATGGTGTGGTCGATGTCGAAGATCCCCTCCTTGAGGACGTTGCCGCACTCGGAGCACTCGCGGCGGATGGTGACGGACCCGGAGATGGATCCGAAGTTATCGATGTCGATGTCGATCTCGGGGTCCTGCGTTTCGAGGCCGGTGAATTTGTTGCAGTCGGCGCACCGCATTGTTTCCTCCTTCCCACTTGTGCCTACGGGTTGTCGTAGGCACGAGTCGGAAGGCGGGTGGCGTCTGCCACCCGCCCTTCGGTCGCTTGTCGGTACTCTTCGCAGCGGCTGTCGGTCGTCGCTGCCCGGTGGAGATCAGTCCGCTTGTTCGGGTTGGGTATCGTTCGGTCGGGTCGCTGCCCTCGTGGTGGTCCCGCTACTGCGTTGTCTTCAGTCCCGGTCAGGCCCCCGTTCGTGGCTGGCCCACGGGGGTACTCGATGGGGCGGCAGGCCGGTCAGTGCAGCTGCCGGGGCTCTGCTGTGCGGATCGCCTTGTAGCTGGTCGCCGGGGTGAGGCTGCCGGTCCCAGCCGTTGAAGCCGCCTCGACGGCGGTCCAGAGGCGCTGTCCGTCGGTCCCCCTCTGGATGGGATTGAGGAGCCCGGGAGGGTGGTGGCGGCGGTCGGTGGTGGTTACTGGGTCCATCGGGCGCTATATAATCTAATCCCCAGTTTAGAAAAGTAAAGACCCAGTATAGCACTTCCAATAAAATAATGACCTTTCACAACCCCCGGGAGGCCTTCCGGCGCTTCCGCGTGCCTTGGCCTCGGGGCGCGCCCCGCCCAACCGCATGACCCACACATCCGCCAGACCTATCACTAGAGACTGTTAACGGTTGTCTGGCGGGTCGTACGGGGTCTAGGGAGGGTGGACTACGCATGCGATGGCTTGCGCCCGCCACAGCAAAAACCGCCTTGACCGTACTGCTACGATTCTGAGCGTGAAAAGCCTCTCGGACCTGCAGCCAGACCCTCGCAACGCCAACAAGGGCACCGAACGCGGGCGCGCCCTCCTCGAACAGTCGCTTCGCAGCTACGGGGCTGGCCGCTCCATCACCGTAGACCGCGACGGGGTCGTCATCGCCGGAAGCAAGACACTCGACGTGGCCGTCGAGCTTGGGCTGGGGATGCGGGTGGTTGACACGGATGGGAAGGACCTCGTCGTCGTTCGCAGGACGGACCTCTCGATGGAGGACCGCGAGGCGCGAGAGCTTGCCATCGCGGACAACCGCGTCGCCGAGGTCGACCTCTCGTGGGACGTGGAGGTGCTGCGGGAGTTGGCGGATGAGGGGGTGCGGGTCGGGGAGTTCTTCACGCCGGGAGAGATGCCAGAGGCCGTCGAGGAGGACGTGAGCGAGGAGAAGCACGTCACGCTCACGTTCGACGCGGTCGGCCATTCCGAGTACACCATGCTGGTGGACAAATTGAAGGAGCAGCACGGGGTCAGGAGCACGTCGCTTCTCATCCTGATGGCGCTCAGGAGGCTTGACGGATGACCGACCTGTCGTGGAGCACAGAGCGTCGGAGGATCTCGGACCTCGTCCCCCACCCCCTTAACCCCCGCAAGCTGACCGACGCGCAGGCACAGACCCTGAAGGACTCGCTGGAGCGCTTCAACCTCGCCGAGATCCCCGCCATCAACACCGACAACACCATCCTCGCCGGACACCAGCGCCTCAAGGTCATGGCGATGCTCGGGCGCGGGGAGGAGGTGATCGAGGTCCGTGTCCCCAGCCGCACCCTTTCACCCAGCGAGGCGAGCGAGTACCTCATCCGCTCCAACAAGAACACCGGCGAGTGGGACTTCGAGGGGCTCGAGGCGAACTTCGAACTCAACGACCTGATCGGCTGGGGGTTCGAATCGTGGGAGCTACCCTTCGCCCTGCAGCCAGACCAGACCTTCCGCCCCGCCAACCTCATCCAGACGGATGCGGAGGGGGCGAACCAAAGGCTCGTCACCTGCCCGAGCTGCGGCTTGGAGTTCTCCCCCAAGACCAACGCGAAGCTCGGCAGGCAGGCCTACGAAAAATCGAAAACAGCGTGAGCGACCTCGACCGCCTCCGCTTGGATGGCCCGTGGCTGGATCTGGAGGGCGGGGCGCGGGTTGGCGGGTCCTCGGCCAACGCGAAGTTCATCTGGTCGCCCGACGGGAAGCCCCCCGACTACCTCATCCACAACAGCCTTTCCGTGTCCCGCGGCCTACGCCTCAACCGCTGCCTCCGCGTCACCCCCATCGAGCGCATCATCCTCGCCGGGTACCAGTGGGACTACCTCCTTGAGGCCTTCTGGCCGCCGGAAAAGTACAGGCGGAAGCTCGCTGAATGGCGGGAGATCGGCTTCCGCTGCATCACGCAGTTCGACTTCTCCGTCTTCTACCAAGACCCGGAGGAGATACGCTCGCGGAACCTCTTCCGCAACTTCCTCCTCCTCAAGGAACAGCAGGACGCCGGGTACAAGGTGGCCCTGAACTTCAACAACATCCTCGCGTGGAACCTCTCCGTCTACCGCAAGATCCTTAAGCCTCCGATCCCGACCATGGTGATCGACGCCAACCACTCCACCCACGAGGCCCGGTACCTTCCAATGGAGATGCAGGCGCTGCGCTTCTGCGTCGAGGAGCTTGGCGTGAAGGACGTGGTGCTGTGGTCGAACTCGGCCCGCCAACTCCCCATGGAGCTTGCGATTCCCGCCCTCGGCGCGCGAGTTCACCGCGTCCCGGTGGAGTGGACGTTCGTGCGGCTCAAGCGCAAGGGGCAAGAGACAGGAGAGCGGTGGTCCCGCCTCGAAAGTGGCGGAGAATAGGCCGTGGCTGAGGAGGGGCGAGACGGGCGGGGGCGGTTCGTGGAGGGGAACGCTGAGGGTGTCGCAACGCGCTTCCAGCCCGGCGTTGTCTCCAACCCCCGCGGGAGGCCCAAGAAGGGGCTCATTACCCGCGAGCTTGAGAGGCTGCTGGAGTCGGAGCCGCTGGAGGGGCGGACGTGGGCCGAGGGGATCGCGACCATCCTCCTCTCCATCGCCAACGACAAGAAGGCATCCCCGCAGGCCCGCATCGCCGCCATCAAGGAGATTGCCGACCGCGTCGAGGGCCGACCGATGCAGCCAATCAGGCTGCCGGGCATGGAGGGCGACGGGGAGTCGAGGACGGAGCTGCGGGTCGTGGTGGTGAACGAGCCGGCGGTGGCGGTGAGAGCGCGGGACGATGGAAGCGCCCTCCCCGAGTAACTACGGCGAGGACGGCCTCCCGGTCAGGACGTGGCAGGTCCACCACCAGCAGCAACGCATCCTCCTCGCCGGGTCGCGCTTCCAAGTGGTGCCGGCGGGGAGGCGGTGGGGCAAGTCCGAAGTCTCCGTCATGTGGGTCATCCGCAAGGCGCAGGAGGCCACCCTCGCGGGGAAGAGCGGCGTGATCTGGATCGTGTACCCGACCTACGCCATCGCCCGTATCGCGTGGCGGAAGTTCAAGAAGCTCGTCCCCGACGGGTGGGTCACCCACTGGCTCGGGACCGACATGCACCCCGAGGCCCTTCGCATCGGCAACATCGTGGTCGAGTTCAAGTCGGGGGCGAACCCCGGCACGCTCGTCGGTGAGGGGTTGCTGGCCGTCTGGATCGACGAGTGCGGCGAGATCAAGGAGCGGGTCTGGTCCGAGTCGCTGCGCCCCACCCTCACCGACCACATCGCGCCCGCCCTCCTCACCGGCACCCCGAAGGGGCACAACTGGTTCTGGCGGATGTTCGTGCGCGGGCAGGACCCCGCCAACACCGACACCACCTCCTACTCCGAGCGCGCCGGGCACGGCCTCTCGTCCTTCGGCAACCCCTTCATCGACCCTGACGAGCTTCGCCTCATGGCGAGCGAGATGTCGTCGCGCCTGTACCAGCAGGAGATCATGGCGGCGTTCCTCTCCGACGAGGGCGCGGTGCTCAAGCTGGAGCGCGTGCGCGCGAAGGGGCTCCACTACTCGACGGAGCGCACCGTCGCCCTCGGCATCGACCTCGCCCGCCGCGCCGACTGGACCGTCCTGATCGGCATGGACGAAAAGTATGGGGTCACCCACTTCGAGCGGTTCAAGGACATTGACTGGCCCCTCCAGAGGGGAAGGATCGAGAAGACGTGGCTGGCCCTCGGCAAGCCCGCCCTCGTCATCGACGCGACGGGCGTCGGCGACCCGATGGTGCAGGAGCTTCAGTACGCGGGGGTCTACATCGCGGAGGCGTTCCTTTTCACGGGCCTCTCGAAGCGACAGCTGGTAGAGTCTCTCGCTATGGCGTGCGACGAAGCGCTGCTGACGCTGCCCGACGAGCCGATCCTCCTCAACGAGATCGAAGCCTTCGAGATGACCGCGACGGCCGGCGGCAACGTCCGCTACGCCGCCCCCGAGGGGCAGCACGACGACTGCGTCATGGCGCTTGGGCTCGCCCTGCGCGGGGCCACGCGCTTCGGCGACCTCGGGATCAGCATCGGCAGGCTGCAATGATCCTCGACTTGGCAGAGTACCTGAGGTCGTCGTTAACGAGTGGAGGTGGGCCGATGCCCGAGAAGAAGAAGCCCGCACCGAAGGAGACGAAGCACGTCGACGCCGCAGCGCCCGCGCGCGAGACGATGGTCGCGAAGCGGGTGATCGACC